GAAAGTGCATTGATGAGTATGGACGGAATCTTCAGGCCGGTTTCAAAAGCTGGTGATGGAGGTTTGCCTAGATTTGTTAATCATACTGACTCTACATGTTCTGGTAATGTCGAAGCTACAATAGCACCCGATGGACCAAAGCTGTCTTATTCAGGATTAAAAATAAATCAATCTTACTTAGATCCATTTTCAAACCCCAATTCATCAGTAGCAAAAAGATCTACTACGTCAGCCAGTGGGCATGATATTGAAGTCTTGGGTAGAAATGCATCTGCACCACCTTCAGGCTGGTGTATTAAAGAGGGAGAAGAAGAAGGTGATAGTGGATATGCAGATGATTATAGATTTTTTGCATTAAGAGGACCACTCGTACTGCAATCTTGGGGTTATGATACAGATGGAAAACCTGTACCTAACGATGCAGACAGTAAAAGTAGTGCAGAAGCTGGCACATTCACTACATCTAATCTTAAAGATAAGTTTTTAGATAAATTTTTAAAGCTTCCTAAAACATGGCCAGTCGCACCAGTTGACTTGCGTTTGGATAGAAAACGTGGTGTTTGGACAGTTCCTCCTGCTCCAAGAAATTTGCACATCACATATAAACAAAGCTGTCCATTATCCACTAACACAACCGCCGATGTCAATAATGGACAAAATACTTTTGATGATACGGGTGGCTCTGTAACTCAAGAAGCAAATGTAGAGTGGCCTTGGGACGTAAAACCACCCACTGGTGTTGGTAAAATTCCAGCATACTGGGATACTAGTGATTGTAAATATTATGCATTTCCTACAAACAGACTAGATGCAACAATTAGCGGTCATGTTCCAAGAACATATGATATCAAACACATTGTATTTGCTTCCGGTTTTGCCGGAAATTTTGTAGATGTTGATGGTTGTGACAGAACTCTTTATGTTAAAGCAAGTGGTTTGTCTGGTGTCGGATCTGGTGTTCTTGCGGGCAATGTTCCTTGGACCGGATGTTTTGACGGATATATGGAATGTGTTAAAGATGGATCTGAACCTGCAAATAATTTTCCATCTACCTTAGAAATGCCATTAGGGTGTTCAACAAAATTCAAATGTTTGAAGTTTGGTCATGGTTTAACAGTAAAGCAATTGCCCGGAAGCGATGAATTAAAAGAAGGTGTGGTTGAAGCTTGGCAATTTATAAGTGATGTCACTGATTATTGTGGGGTGGAAACTCCACCAACTACAGGTGCTTGCAACAGTTATTACCATTTGCTCGCTGGTTCGGGATTGGTTGTAGAAGAAAAATCTGCTGATTGTAGATATGCCATACACTCACAGCTTATTGCTTCTGGAAATAAAATAGCCGATCATTGCGATCCTTATAATACATCAGTCCCAGAACAAAGAAATATAGTCGAAGGTAAAACAAGAAGTATTTCTTTTGTTGGTGGCTTATCTTCTGTATACGATACGGCAAACTGTGAATTTCAAGTTAGCGGTATCAAACCAACAATTAATTTTGCTAATTCTGGTACATGTCCTACATCTGCAAGAGGAACACCTTTCAGGGCAGAAACTTTATTTGCGGGTAGCGGATTAGAATTTTATCAAAAACAAGATGAATGTCTTGGGATTATTCACAGCAAGATTACTGCTAGTGGATATGGTATACAAACCTGTGATATTTACACACGAAACATTCCCGGAAAACGTAGATTTGAAAATCTTAATTTCAGAGGAAATTTATCATCAACTTATTCACCGGATGATTGTAGCGTAACTGTAAGTGGTGTCCCAGTATTGAGAATGGGAATTTCTGGGGTTTGTGATCAAAGAGAAGGTGAGTATAATGACGGTGCTCACATTCAAACAGACTTTTTTGCTGAAAAACTTGTTGTTGCAAGCGGGCTAAGTTTGACACAAGATGAATGCACAGGTGTTCTAAAATTAAATTTTGGTGTTTCTGGACAACCTACTGAGTGCCCACCTTTAAATCAAGCTTCAACAAGAATAGAAGGGTTGATAACTGGAATAGCATTTTCAAGCGGTATTGCAATCAGCGAACCTGAATGTGGTTTGATAACAGTAAAGTCTAGGCAATTTGTTTCTGGTTTGGCTAGTTGTCGCACTGAGGGACAAGGCGGTGTTTTCTTTACTGGATTAAGACTTGGTACTGGTCTGGTTTATAATGATCGTGTATATGGTGATTGTAGAGATCATAGAAAAGATATACACGTTCAAATATTTGCTAGTGGAAGTAAATTTGCAGGTCAAGATGGTTGTAGTGATAATTATGATCCTTATAATAGAAATACAGTATTTAAAAAAGCATTTGAAACAATAACCTTTACTGGAAATCTAGCATCTCATTATGATGACGCTAAATGTAGTGTTGTGGTTAGTGGCTCTCCTTCACCCATGTTCTTTAGTGGCCTTCCTGCTTGTTGCTATCATCCTGCTGACTGTAAAGTTGATAAATTTGCTGCGAATACTTTGGTGGTTGGCACAGGACTGTATTTAGAAAATAATAAATCATCAAACTTTTTCCCAGCAGATGATCAAGATTGCACAGCTTTGATACAATCTAATATATTTGCAACAGGATCTAGAGTTCCTCCTAATCTTTGCGACCCAGACGCAAGAGAGCAATCAGATTATGATAATTCTGACGGAGCAACAAAACAATCTTTCCGCAAAAGATTTGAAAATATAGAATTTAAAGGCTACTTGGGTGCTAAATATGAAGATGCAGGTGGCCCAAATGCTCTAGGCTGTAAAGTAACAGTTAGTGGCTCAAGAACTCCACTCAGATTCTTTGCGTCTGGAGTTTGTGACGATAAGGGTACTCGTGATACGGCTTTCTTGGCAGAAACTTTTGTTGTATCTAAAAGTGGATTAACATTTACTGAAGGAGATAGTCCACAGACTTGCACTGGAATACTAACAACTAATTTGCAAGCTAAAGGTTCAGACGAAATTTGTCAATTAAACTTACAGGGCTTTAAAAAGTTTACAAACATAGTGTTCGGAACCGGTTTGAAAATGGCAACCGGAGTATGTCATAACAATGGCAGAGAAATACACGTAAACTCAAATCCAAATTGGATTTATGGTTTGAGCGATTGTGATGGTGGTGCTGGAGCAGCCAGAGACACATTTACTGGCCTTGGTGTTGGCACTGGTATAAAATTAACAAAGGTTGGAGACTGTGCTTACACATTAACGAGCGATTTCTCGGTAGCGGGTACATCAAAATCTTATACTTGTCAAACACTCACTCCCGGTTCTGCATTTACTCACACTAAACCAATTTCCAAAATAGAATTTGTTGGAGGACTTTCTACAACCGCAAAAGCTGGTGAAGACTGTACTGTTGTGGTTAGTGGTATAAGCAGCAATACAATTAATGTGGAGTCGTCTAACAACTGTGATGTTAATAGTCTTGCTGTAGGAAGAAAGCCAATACAAACATTGCAGATTGGTCGTGGATTAAGTTTTATAGACAATGATGCTTGTACGGGTGTTATTTCCAGTTATCTTAGAACAAGAGGTCGAAAGCTTTCAGAGCCTTTCTGTGATCAATATGGTGGAACAGATACATTTAATGAAACTACCCACCCATATCCTCCTGAAATTATTACATTTACAGGATTTCTTTCTTCTACTTGGGATACAGTTGGTACTTATCCTAATGGTTGCCATCATCTTATAGTAAGTGGAAGTCCAAGTCCAGTTGTAATGAAGTCTGTTGAGACTTGCAATAATGGTGTTTCAGTTTCTGACTTTAATGCAGCTAAGATAATTGTAGGAACAGGTTTACAGTTAAAATCAAGCGGAACTTGTGGTGCTACATTAAATGCGAATATTCAGGCTGATGGATTTACATATCAATCAAGCTGTCTTCCTTTGAGAAGTCTTACTGATGGGGGCAACGATACTCCATTTACCAATAAGGTATTTGATCATATAAAATTCGAAGGATATTTATCTAGTTATTATGATGAAGATTCATGCACAGTAAAAGTAACTGGTCTTCCAACTCCAATATTCATGTTCCAGTCAGGTACATGTCCAAATACAAATACTGATGGTGCGAGAACAGCCGTTACTGGTATTGCTGTTGGCACTGGGCTTTCTGTTGATTTTGATGGGTGTTTTGCTAGATTAAATTCAAGCATGTTGCTTAGTCACACTGGCAACTGTGAAATTGAAGTGACAGATGATGATACATACAATCATTACACTCATTTGATATTCAGAAGTGGCATAAGATCAACCCAAAGACCTTCTGAGCCTATGACCACCACAGATTGTCACTACTACATAGATGCAAATCAATTTATTAGCAACACTGGTGTTTGTGGTAGAGAGCCTGCTGAAGATCCAGATATGTTCAAGGATAAAAGCAAAAATCATTTTGACAATCTAATACTTGGTACTGGACTTGTAGCTTCGCCTGCTAAACGCACTACTGGGGGTGGAGGTGGACCTTCAACAGATACTCCAATTGGTTGTGCTTTCCGCATTGATAGTGCCATGAAGATTTTATCTGAAGATTTTTGTGGTTCAAATGCTGTAACTGAAACAAATTATGAAAAACTTAACTTTAGTGGATTGCATGTAGAACTAGAAAGCGATTGTCAATATCTCATCAAGCATGAGCAAAATTTAAAAACTGATAATGATTGTGTTGCTACACAAGATGGTAGTCAAGACACTTTACCTTGGACCAACGACTATACAGAAGCAACACCATTTAAAAGCTTGATATTTGGCAGGGGTATAAGAGTTGAAAAAGATCAATCTTCATCATGCGATTACAAGATCACTGCTGGAATGAGAATCAAGGCAATGACCAACACATGTACTGACATTCGTGATCAAACAGGTGGCTATAGAACTTATGTAAATTTGGAAATTGGTAGTGGATTTATCACTAGCAGACCAGACAATGATGACTGTACTTTGAGACTTGATACATTGACTATGGGGGCCGGAGGTTGTGATAAAGTTGGTCAAACATTAAATTGTGGTGGGAACATACTACCGGAATATACAAGTACTAGTTGTGATCCGGGTCAGGCAGCTTGCGAACTGACAACTCCATATCACGACAGATCGGTTCCTGATGTCATAAATTCATTTATAAGTGGTCCGGGTATAGGTTTTGCATCTCCACAGGAACCCGGATCAACCGATAACGTGTGCGGTGGATTAACAATATTTAACAATCATATTGATTATGGTAAAAAGATTGGAAATGGTTGTCTAGATCCAGAAATCTTTGTTGCACAAGTTTATCAACACAACTGGGGGGCGGATTTTGCAATAGAAGGTCTAGGTGCTGCGGTTGATACTGCTGATGCAACGGCAATAACAAAAATTGAGATATCCGATGCAAGTGAGAATTGGGAAATGTGTGTTGTAACAGGCATCGAAACTGAAACAACAACTATTAACAGTCAAACTGTTGTTACTGCTGTTTATCCTTTAACAACAACTGTAGCTGGTATGAAAACATGCGGTGGTAAGTATCTTATTACTTCCATATCTCCATTCCCCGTGGGTGGTTGTATTCCCGGACCATCACCGCCTCCCGATGTAGACCCATAATTAAACTAAAAAATCAAGGAGAAAATAAATGTCAGATGACGGCTCTAAACAACATCTAAATGAAATTGTTGAATATTTAGAAAATGAAGAAGATGTAAAGCTTGAAAACTATCAACACAAAGATCCAGAAGGTGTTGGTGATAGCTTGGAAAGAGCTTTTGCTAAATTTGGCGTAACAGAAGAAACCATAAGCAAGTTTGCCGGTATCGGAGGTTGCGGTTGCCAAAAAGTCAAGAAGTTTTTTAACCAAATATTTCCATACAGGAAATCTGAAGAAGGTGAATAAAAAAGGGCGTGTTTTACCACGCCCCGTTTTTAAAACTCCATCCTAAGCGGGTGGAATTTGTGGATCTGTAATGTCTGGGGGAGTTGGTTGAGGAACATTTTGCTTCTCAAGTTTCAACTCATAAGCAACTGTATTGTTAATCAAAAAATCTCTTCCCATTCTATTTACAAATTGATATGGTGTTTCAGGATTTGCAATCTTTTCAGGATTAGTATTTGGATCAATTGGTAAATCCGGGTTAAAATCAGGGTTCGGTATTTCAGTTTGATAATTATAATTAGCACACATTGCCGTGATCACACGATCTACGTCACTATCTGCTATGTCTACACAAAATTGTTGTGCCATTTTAATTCTCCATTAAGATTGTTTTTTGTAAATATACCAGCCATTATTTGGTAGCCAACCGTTGTGACTGTCTGCATACTCTTTTTCATCAGATCTTTGCTTGGCTTGAGTTTCTGAAAGATGATTCCATCTGGTCTTGGGATAGATTTCTCCACCTTTACCTTTAACTGTGCTGAAAACTAATTTTGCACTGCAATCTTTACATACTATTTCCAACCAATCATTATCTTCTTTATCTTTTCTGCATACAAACTTGACATTTTTTTTATGACATCTTCCACACTTATCGTGTTTAAATATCTCTGTAAGTCTTGCAGCCGCCTTGAAAGTGTCAACCTCTTTATCTGCTTCTTCTTCTATCCAAAGGTCATCACTAATTTTTAGTTTAATCAACATATTTTAAGCCCCGAAAGTTTCTTCCCAATTCTCATTGTAACCTGTTAATTTATCTGGAGTTCCTTCGCGTTGGAAACCGGATAATTTATTAATCATCAATCTTCCTTCTAGATTTTTTACATCTCTGACTGTTTTAGGTTTATCGCTATTTTCTTTGACAAACTTAATCAAGTCAACGTCATTTCTTTTGCAAAGTGTTTTTATTGCAACTATCTGCTGATCGTTTATAGGTTCATCAGTATTAAATTCTTCATCTTTTTCTGTATTAAGCTCTTCCGCTGTTTGTACTCTAATTTTTAAAGCACGCCTAAGAGCCTTTCCTTCAGCTTTTGTACATGCAGTAGCTACTAAATGCCTATTAAATGGTGCTGGCAGCTTATCTCCAATCACATCAACACATGCACTAATTTCTACTATACGCCCATCATATTTTTCGATTACAAGCGTGTGTTTAGCTGTTACTTTTCCAGTGTATGGTTGTTTTGGTATTTCCAATATTTCTGTATCAGACTTGATAATCTGACCATAAAGCTTTTCCGTTACCCTTCTCAAACCGTCTGTTGTAGGATTTCCTTCAGATAGCTCGTGGTCAGCAAGATGGTCCAAAACATAATCAACCCACTCAGGATCTGTAGGTTTTTTAACTGATTCCCCTACTTCTAATACACCATCTTCCACTACCTCTTCTACATAATCTTCAAGTTTATTAGTCATACTTCAAAGTACCTTTCATTTTTCTTAGGGAATTTAGTTTCTACCTTATTTATAATTTCCATAACATTTTCTACAATTTGACGAAGATAACGTTGTGATTCTCTCTTTACCAATTTTACTCTGATAAGCACCATATCGGAGGACAAAATTAGTCCATTTTTTTGAGTATCTGCTGCTATTCTTTTTTGAAGTTTTTCTTCACCAAAGACAGGTTCAAAATGCATCGGACCATCTACCTCTATTGCTATTCTACAAGAAGGTATGTACAGGTCAATATGAAATTTCTCATTCTGTAATATATGTTCTTTGTGTATGTCTACTCGATATCCTGATTCGATCAGATGGTTGAACAAATACAACTCTACTTTAGAGCCATTTCTAGACGCTTCCTGTATCGCCTGAGTCGATTTTTTAAAAAAGTCCGACTTCTCATACTCTGTTTTTTTATTCCAAGATTCTATGCCTATCTGAGAGCGATATTCACGCTCTTTTTCAGTCATACCATCCCACACTTTGCCTTGACTTTCACTAATTTTAATTTTAGTTTCTTCAGATTGTTTTTTTCCAGCGGTGGGGTGACTTATTCTACCCTCTGATAAAGCAACTTTTTGTGCTTGTGATTTTGTTCTAGATTTTATTCCAAGTTTTTCCGCATCTCTTCTGACCTTGTTAGGGTATGTTCCAAGTGCTTCCGCTATTTCTTTCCAACTCTTTTTTTCTTGGTAATAATGCTGTTCATAATATTGCAATCTTGTATTATTTAGACAATTAAAAAATTTCTGCTTGCTCATGATATTGCCTTTAAAATTTCATCTGCTCTCCAGTTATAAACGACCCCCTTGGGGCTTTTAAACATTTTCCTGACTACCTGTTCGTGTGATTTACTTCTTGCTATGATCTCTATCTCGTTATTGTGAAGCATGTTGTTTAGCGAACTAGCTTCAAGTCTATTAAAATTCATCCAATCAAAGCTCCATAGATACATAAATTTCTTTTCTGCTGTCAATGAATTTGCAAGAACTTGACAATTCAAGAGGTTAGTAGCTATGAGAGTACCTTGGTGTGCCAAGGCATCTATTTGTTGCAATATTGCAAAATTATTCTGCATTGGCAAAGCCATTACATTATTGGTAAAGACAAAACATTGCTCTTTTTTTGACAGACGATTCAATTCTCTAAACATACAATAGTTAAAAGCGTCATTGGCAATGTTGTCTACTAATATTCCTATCATTTGTATAATTCCTCTAGTATTTTATTGCAAAAATCTAAATATGTTTTTGGCGTTATTTTAGTTGATTCCATATCATGATTTATGTGTAAATTACATAATTCATCTAATTGACTGTATGTTGAAAACTCACAATGGTTAGAAGGGTTGTTGCTAAACAATAGAGGGACTTTATCATTTAATAAAGCGGTTTGCAGCCATTCTTCATTCAGCATTATCATTATTTTTGTAGAAGCTATTAGATCTTTAAGCGACTCTATACCTACATTACCAAGATAATATGGACACTGAACCTTATTTTCTCCATATATTTTCATTCTATACTTTGTAGCTATGGAAAATATCCATTTCAGTAGTGTTTCATTTTCTAAATTAACATTGTTGCTTATCATTAAAATATCTGTTTCATATATTTCATTTTTCTTGCCTCCAGAATAGTATGTGTTTGCAAGATAAGGTAGATAGTTTCTATGCTTTTCATTTAGAATATTGATGGTGATGTCAAAAAACTCATGATCTTCTTCTAGCTCAGTAAACAAACCAAACTTAGTGTTTGGAAAGTCTTTTTTAGCATATTCAATATGCTGTAGTGGGTAATCATTATCTTTGAAAAAAACCAAGTCTGGCTTTTCTGCTTCCAGTAAGTCAAAAATAGGCAACGAGTTTTCAAACCAGCGAGATTCTTTTGCATTGTCTTGCATTGCCTGTGCCACACCCATAATTTTTGGATGACTAGACGCAGAGAAAAATATATTCTTATTCATAATATTTGTGATACCTTTTCTAAATCCTTTGAACTGTCTATATCAATAGCTTTTGCATCTTTGTGATGACACACATTCACTATCCCGCCCATTGATAACAAGTCATTTATAGCCTCAAAACCAAACATACTATAATTATCAGTATTCCAGCATATTTTTTTGAATATTTCTAATTCTTTACCTTTTAAAAAAATCATTTGACTCCATTTATGTTCTAAGTCGTACATCATGCTTTCTAATTTATCACTATTATTAAATATGCATCCTACTTCTGATTCTTTCATCATGTTATCTCCTATCAGTATAGAAGACCTGTTAAAATTTATATTTTCGATACACTCTGAATTAAAAACCAAATCGCCATATATAATTAGCACATCTCTCTGTGAAGCCCTTAAACCTAGCCCTATTGATCTAACAACGTTTGTTTGTTCGTATCTCTCATTCTCTACTTTAATAATGTCGTTTGGAGTATTATTCATCAGATAATCAGATTCAAATCCAGATACCAATATTATGTTAGCATTTGGTATTGTATTTTTTATTATCTTTAATTGATGGTCTATTACCGTCAGATTCTTTTTTATTTTTATTAAAGACTTTGGACCATACGATTTCATTCTCCTACCTAGACCAGCGGCAGGTATAATAATATCTATGGGCGTTTGTTGTTTTATATTTTTTATATATTTCAAAGTCATACAACATGTCCGAGACAGTTTTCTGCTAAGTGTTCAAACTTATATCCATGATTAATATACATTTGCATCATAGATGATATAATATTCTGTTCTTGAACAAATTGCATATTTAAGTTATTTTTCTTTTTTACAAAGAAAGGGATGCTGGGTAGGTTTTTATCGTCTAAAAACTGAGCTATGTTTAAACCATTTGAGTCATATATAAAAAAATCTGTATAAACAAATCCGACTGTATCATCATTATCAAAAATATCTAGCACAAGACTATCAAAATCTTTGCTTCTTTCAAATCCATCTATAGATACGTATACTATAGAATCTTCTTGGGTTTTATTCCAACTATCCATGAAGTACTGTAGACCTTTATTAGCCTCTATTATATCTATTTCTTTAAGCATGGGCATACATCCCCTATTTCAAATACAAATTTTTCACCGTCATCTTCAAGATTAATTATTTTATCCTCTAGATTTCTTCCAAAAGAATTTCCAGAGTGCTTTTTGTGTGCAACCCTGTTGCCAATCATCCCATTTATATCGTCTACGGGTTTTGCAAATCCTACCTGCATCATTTTTATCAATATTGAATTATTAAATTCTTCGCTAAATTCTTGCGGTATGTCGAAATTAGCATTAAAGACAACATAAAAAGGATATTTATTTTCTTTTGCACTATCAAAAACTAAATCTACCAAGGCTCTATCGTCAAGGGATTGATCATATATATTTTTAAAACTAAATTGATGAAATTCTGAATCTTTAAGTAGTTGTAAAAGTTTGCTAGGAGGTATAGCATTATCCTGTTCTCTAACGTATTTAGGATATTGTTTATTGATTAGTGTCACTAGGTTTGGCGAGTACTTCTGATTTTTGAGGGCTTTACAACATTTCTTTACTGTTTTAAAATCATCTTCTTCATTTACAATAACCATAGCATGATATGGAACTTTAACCTGAAGATTCACTATTTCTTCCCAAGTATCTCTTGGATAATCTTTCATTATTTCTGTGTTTCTATAGTAAACACAATATCTTCCATCAATTACAAAATATTCTTTATCTTCTTCATCTTTTATACCAACAATGTTTACTCCAGCTTTCTCATAGTCATTTATTCTATCAAGCTTACATCCGGTTTGCGTATTTTTTTCCCATTTTGCAAATACACATTCCTTACAAATTGTATGTACATGGTTTACTGATACTTCTTCTTTTTGGCTCATTTTCTTTTTGCCTCCACAAAATATCTTCCTGAGTTTATTCCAGCAAAATTGATTTGCCATCCTATTTTTTCAAAATATTTCTTAATTGAAATTACAGAGTTAATCCTGTTTACTGCACCAAAATACATTGAGCATTCTTCGATTGGTGTTTCTCCGTAGTAACTTTTGCGGCACATATCAATTCCATCAACGCCATTTAACTTGACAATTCCATTTTTCCTTACCTTTTTTATAACATCGTCTATGATTGCGTTATTCTTTGACAATTCAAGCAAGTCTGAAACGAATATTTCTTCAAAGAACCCATCGGGTGCATTTTGAAGATCTTCTTCAGTAAAATCTGACTGATTCACCTTATCAATCACCAAATTAATTTTCTTACTTATCACTTATCGTACTCCCATAAATATTTTGTTGCATACATGATTAATAATATTATTCCATTTATTTTTAAAATCCTGCTCTTCATACTCAAAATATGATTTTGCATTATCTATTACATTCTGTAATTTTTGAAATTGAAGCAAATTTGTTACATTGTTAGGGTCATTAAATAAAGTTAGATTATCTATTACAATGCAACATTCTTTCTTTATAAGATCTTCAAACTCATTATTAGCAATGGTTGCAACAGGTATGCCGTTGTGCATACAATCTATCATCAGAGGGGTTACGCTTTGCCACATGTTTAGATATACACAAGCCTTCTCAGGATCATTAGTGTAAATCTCATTTTGAAAATTAACTCCCATGCTGCCCAAATAGTTACGATCTAATTCTGGGTCTAACAATACAAGATTAGAGTTTTGATCTCGTTTTATATTATTTGGAAGATGGTTGATCTTTACACATAAAGATGAATTATTGTTTATCCAACTACGCAATATAGTATCGTTCAGTGCAACGCATGTGTCAATATTTCTATTTAAGATATGAGATGGATTTTCAATATTGGTCGAAGCACCAAACGGAACACATACTTTATGCTGACTTGTAACTGTATCAATAACTATAAGTGGGACAGAAAAATTTTTTGAAATAAAATCTGCTTTTTCGTATTCATTAGTTCTGTTGAAAACAATTATTGCATCTACATACCTACTAGGAATTTGAGATAAATCATTAAGCAGGGATAGGTTTTCTGGCCTGACTTTGCTTTTCCATTGTCTTCCGCTTCCCGTAATGTTATCAACTAGATAGAAATCATGACTCAATTTTTTTGCCATAGACTGTATGTAACGATCATTTCCATCGTTTACTATTAATATTGATAGACGATCTTTACTATCTTTTTTCTCTGCGTTTCTAATTATATTCTCTATTGGATACATAAAATCTCTTTTATTTTTTGATTATTGCCAAAACTATAATTTGAATTAAATTTGTATATTACTTCTTTTGCTTTGTCTGCTATAGTATTATCGCTGCTTACAGAAATCATTTTGTTTTTTATGTCTTGTATTTTGGGTTTTGACCAAGCTTGCTCTCCAGAATACATACCCTTTACTGGTCTTTGTTGAGTGAATGAAGGCTCTTCAATTGATTTTACAAGCAACCCATAATCTTCACCAATTTGATCTTTGCAAGTATCCAGCAAAATTGCAGGTCGGTTTTTAGAAAACGCATGAATAGTCTGGTAGGTTAATGATGAATTATATGATAAATCAATAAAGCAGTCAAATGTTGAATGAGCATGATTAATTAAAGATTGATCTTCTGCCTTGATTATACCTATTCTTGGATACATATCATTTATATTGCCAAATATATTTAGTGATTTTTTTATTAAATCTATTTCTTCCGATATTTGTTGTGAGTTTTGTTCATTGCAAAATATTACTAATACTTGATTATCTAGTGCTGTAAAGGAAGAAAGAAACGCAACGATTGTTTCTCTGAGACCTGAATTAGTTCCTAAGCCAGCATTTGTGTAGAAGGTATACAGCGGCCCAAATTCATCCACATCAAACTCTGTTATTGGCTCATGTAATTCGATTGGCAAAGCATTCAAATTGCGAATGTTACTTTTTATACCTGATTCTTCAAGTATTGTTTTTTCATTTTTAGAAAATACTAATATCTCATCAAATAGATTTAAGTTAGCAACCCAACCCATATTATCAATTCTACAATCAACAATAGTAGCAGCTATATTCCTTTTAAAATCTCCATTATAATTTAAATATTGAGGCAATCCAAATTGTATTAGAGTTTCTTTTTTTTCTAGCTTTTTATTTTCGCAAGCTTCAAGAATCCCTATATCTTGTTGTAACGAATTTAAATTATACCATATTGGCCTGCAAGTAAGATCAATACCTTCTTGCTGTGATATAATTTTAGCGAGGCTTCTACTGGCTATTCCCCATCCGTCAGATTGTCTATAGGGGCCGACATAAAATACATTCATTTCTTAATCCTGTTATGTGCTTGAATTATAAAATCTTGCGGTTGCAATCCTTCACACCTAATTGTATCAAAGTAAAGTCTTCTATTTGCCAAATGTTTAGAATCGTTAAAAGCATTCTCTTTAGTGTAGGGAGACATGTCGCCACCAATTCTAGCTCCAAAATTTAAATTTCTTATCATGAAGAGCATTTTGTATGAAAATTTTTCTGAATCATCTTGCACTACATCATTATAAATCCACTCTGAAAACTGCTGGTTGTTTATATGTTGTTTAGGCATTTCATTTGGTACAGGACGCATGAGCCTTGGAGCATCCCATTGTCCTTCTAGTGGCTTTGTTCTTTCAACACTATCAAAATATTTTTCCCAGCTTTTTGCAGCTTTATCCCAAGTATACCTTGAAATACAGCCTTTCCTTGTTTCAAGCCTTTGTTTTTTTCTTTGTGCGTCATTTTGAGAAGCACATTTTAGCATAATCTTTGCTAATTCTTCGTTATTATGGCCCGATCTTTGTGCGTTTGTTTCCATTTCTCTTTGAAGATTTGGCTTGATAGGATATCCTTTACAGTGCTTAACAACATCTTCCATAGCACTATAATCAATAGACGCTATTGGTGTCCCACACGCTGCGGCTTCTACTTGAGGCATACCAAAGCCTTCACAGATTGCATATTGCACGTACAAATCCATCAAGTTATATATATTAGGTAGGTCGGAATGGTCTAGACCGTTAGTGACTCCCGGCATTGTTGCAGCAGTTTTTCCACAGTGGTTACACTGAGTTATGGCATCTCTATAATTAGAACAAAAATACTTTTTACATGCCTTACAAGTATAAGTTACAAGAATTTTTGATCCTATTCCATACTCGTGTACTAACGATGTTATATCCCATCCCATTTTTTCTGGGTAACTAGTGTGTAGATAAAGAAAAGATTTTTCCGCTATTTCTTTTGGTGCATTTTCAAGAAACATTTTGAAGCTTTTTATAAGGTCTGGGAACATTTTTCTTTTCTGATTACGCATCACTGTTCCAACTATAAAGCTATCTGGATCAATTCCCATACTTTGTTTGTGCTTTGCTTTATTTGGGATTATATTAAAAGTATTTGGATCAATAGCTGGCGATGCACAATCTGTTACCTTTAATCTTCCATGTGTTTGGTTTTCTAGTGTTCTGATACCATATTCAGAATATGCCATTAACCCATCACATTTATTAAACCAATATAGCCATTCATTTTTTTGAGGTTCGCTATCTACTGTTGGCATCCAAACCCAGTGAAAAAAGGGAAGCAGTACGCTGTCAGCTATGTACGCATCCATCCAAGGATCTCTATAGGTAACAACTATGTCTGGCTTAAAGTCTAAGACAGCATGTTCAAATCTAGCAATCCCCCATTGCACATTTGGATTGGAGGTATGCTCTTTGCGATATTCCTCTTCATGAGGCATTGGAGCATTTCCATATATCAACCAATCCGTTGATTCATTCTCGATAGGACTCATATAGCAGCCGAATTCTGCTATTTCATACTTACCAGTTTTGTATATTCTGTTCAGTATCTCTTTTGCATAAGTCCCAAATCCAGAAGCTAGTTTATGAGATTCAGTTACAAAGAGTATTCTTTTCTTACGTTGCATTTGCTTCTCTTAATCTTTTTATAAGTTTATAAAATTTATTTTTTACTTTAGAAGGAGTTTCATCTAGAATGTCACATATTTCATGAAATTTATATCCTTCTTTTCTTAAATCAATTAAGATTTGTTCTTCAGGTGACATATCATCAGTATAACATTCCCATAAGTTTTGTTTTGATTCAACAACTGGAGATGCTATATTTTCTATAGATACGAATTTTTTCCTGCTCTTTATCTCCCTAATTATTGACCACCTTATTGGTCTCCAAGCATAGGTAGAAATCAAGTGACCATTTTCTCTGTTATATTTTTGTAAAGCTTTCCAAAGCCCTATTCTGCCTGCGTCCATTAAATCTTGACGCTCAGTATGATTCTTGGGTCCAAAAGAATTTACTATTGAGACAACAAGCCCCATATTTTTTTCTATCAATTCGTCCATTTATATATCCTTATTATATACATTGTTCTAGGTTTTGTGCTTGTTTTACTAAAAAACTTCCTCGATTTTTATCTCTGTTTCCTCTAAGAAGCAATATCTTACCTATAACAATTTTACTTTTTAGTTTTTGCCAGTCTTCTGAAAAAACAGTAACATTATCAAGCGAACAAGAACTGTCACTAATTTTTAAGAATGCCATCTTCTCTCCCTTGTGTTTTCCGCCCCTGATCTTCCATTCTCTAATGTCACTTATTTGTGCTGCTATAGCTATGTAATTAGATTCAAAACCTTTTACATATTCTCTACAACTGCAATTTCCATCTGTTGTATCATACTCATCAACTTCTGAGCATGTTATTTCTACGCCAAGCAAATCTCTCTCTTGCTTTGCCCTCCAAGCTGGCCTGTCAATCAATTCATATGGTGGGGATTTTAGTGCTGATATTGACCCTCTAACTTGCTCAATATGTCTTTCCGTATGCACTGTAGCTCTTTTAGTCTTTTTAATGTATGGGATCAAATCTTCAAGAGCTTCTACAAATGTTTTACACTTTGTTTTTGTAAGATAGTCTTTATCAAAATCTTTTAACTCTTTATATATGTTAAAGTCATAAAGCATTTTATTTCTTTGTTTCTTGTAGCAATCAAAAACACCGGCTCTAATCATAGATTCAAAAGAATTACTTTTAATATACCTACCAACCTTCATTAAAAATTTATCCCAGCCCATATCAGACACATTATATGAATTTTGCTTTACTACTGCATCTATTTGCTTAAACACACTCATACCAACGCTTTTAACATTCACTAGACCAAATGTTGGAAGTTTATTTACTAAACAAAAATTAGAGTTCATATTAACAATGCTAGGTGGTTGCACGTCTATATCCATAAGTCTAGCGTTATTTACTAATTCATTTATTTCTTCAAATGGCTTTGGTTTACCATCAGCATGACGAAGATATGAGGTGAAAAAAGCTCTAGGGAAATGGGCTTTGGCATAAGCAGTTTGATATCCATTGAGTGCGTAACTTACTGAGTGAGATTTGTTAAACGAGTATTTTTGAGACTTCTCGATCCAACTAAAAATCTCTTCAGCATCTTTTTCAGTAAAGTTTCCTTGAGCAATAGCACCTTCTAAAAATTCTTTCTTTACCTTGGCCATAAGATCAACATTCTTTTTACCAATAGCCTTACGAAGATTATCTGCTTGTCCTAAAGAAAAATTAGCAACCAGTTGTGCTATTTGCATAGCTTGTTCTTGATATACCAAGATTCCATAAGTTGGTTCTAATATTGGTTTTAGTCTGGGATCAAAGTATTTGACATCATCTCTTCCTGCTTTACGATCAATATAGTGCTGGGTAAGAGATTTACCGTCTACAATTGCATCACCACACCCCGGCCTGATGATTGCAATCAGATCTGATAGTTCTTCTATACTTCTTGGCTTTACTTCTTTTGCTTTGCTTTGACCGAGTTGAGATTCAAGCTGAAATACACCCTTGGTATTCCCTTCGCAAATCATATCCCAAGTTCTTTCACAATGCAATGGCAGTGCTTCAATGTTAGGATTGAATATTGGAAGACCTTTTGAGTTTTTTTCAAACTTACAACCACATGGGAACTCAATATAGTTATTTTTCATAGGGCCAAGTCTCTGCTAATTTATCTGTTACACCATCAACTTCTACAAGCCAACGACCATATTTCCCTGTTTTCGTTGTTTTTATTTTTACCCAGTGTTCTGGTTTTCCAATAGAAGCACTGTGAATATCTGCTACAGAAGAAAGCAATCTTGCACATTCGGCTGTTGCCTTTTTCCAGTCTGGATGTCCTCTTTCTGGTGTGTCAACACCAATCAGTCTAGTCCTGATCTTTATATTGATATTAAATCCAAGATCAACAATAAAGTCTACAGTGTCTCCATCAACAACACGATCAACTTTAGCATTATATTCATACATTAAAATATTACCCTACAATATAAGTAGCCGTTGTTGCAAACTATGAACAGCATAGCTGCGTTTAAAACACACAAAAATTGATTACTAATCTTCTCTCTAAAATAATACAAACCCAGACACACACAAAACTTTTGAATCCAAAGTCCGTATGGTATTGAAAGCATGAGGACTGCGACCGGTGCTATTTCTTGGTATAAAGGCCATCTTGTTACTTCATATGTAAATATATTGTCTACTATACAAAGCAAAACAAAAATAATTGCCAATGCTAACCTATATCGAGACATTCGCAAAGCTTCCTTTAAATTTACCAACAGAAGATTGTTTTCTATGAAACTTCATAAATCTAGTAACAATAGCAGACTCTTCAAAAACATCAGTCAGTGCGTCATGTGCTATTCCACCTTTCATTTTAATTCCAAAGAACTTTCTCCAAGTATCCATTTTAAAATCATATGGTTCTTCTAGATTTTCAAACCACCAGAATAAATTATCCATAGCATCTAATTTTGTTACTGATGAGAATGGCATTTTAATTTTATGCTTTTTGCACAACCTCTCAGCGATTGGAATATCGAACCCAGTGATATTATACCCCGCAGGTATTGGTTCTGGAAACCATTGTCCGGGTTTTTTGTCTACGGTGTATTTTTTGCAATAGGTTGCAAAGTTTTTCCAAGCAACCTTTTCAGAAACACCAGTTTTCCATTTTTCAATGACTTCCTCGTATGTAATTCCATAGTTTTGTGCGTGCCAATTTATAGTCGCCTCTCTTTTAGGAACATCAAAGTATTCTGGTTTATCAATTCCTTCTGGTTTTATCATAGCATTAAAAGCTTGATCTTTTTTAACTTCTAATGTTTCTGGGTCAATTGGAACCGCTGCCAATTGGACAGGGTTGCACAAGTCCTTATCTGGAAGATCAGTTTCAAAATCAAAACATATTATCCAACGATTATTCTTCATATAATTTGCTCCTTGTTTATTAGCATAGGTCTTCACCACCAACTATATTAACCACATCCATTACCTTATCTAATCCGCGAATTGCAAGACAATCAAGTTTAAGTAGCCCTGAATCTTCGCAGCTAGGGCCGTCAAATCCAGCACGATAACTTTTCCCTTTACTGTCTAATACCATAGGGCATGAATCACTAATGGGGTTACTCGAAATAACAATACCAGCAGCATGTGTGCCTGCAATAATTTTTGTATGCTCAATCCTAATCGCTTGCTCAAATATTTTTGCAAGCCTTCCTTCTAGCTTTCCTTCTTTTCCTATATGACACCACTGTTTTAGTTTATCGGGTGTATTTTCAAGTGCCCATAAAATGCTAGATGAATATCCATATTCTTCTTCAATATCTTTAAGTTCATCAGATACCTTTGCTTCATCTTGCAAGCACTTTGTAATAGCTTTTTGTTCGTCAAATGAGATATTGCCACGAGCACCCATTACTCTTGTTAATGAAGCTTTTCCCTTTAGTGTTTGGAATGTTTGTATTTGTGCAACACACTCTTCTCCATATTTACTTTTAATGTATTCGATTGTTTCTTCTCTAGCAGCTTTTGGTATATCAAAGTCAATATCAGGCCAAGATATTTTACCGGGAGCATTTCTGCCTGCATTGTAAAATCTTTCAAAGATAAGATTATAAGGTACTGGATCTACCTGAGTAATGCCCAGTAGATTAGAAACCATACAACCAGCAGCAGAACCTCTTCCGGGGCCGGTAATATATCCCTTGCTTCTAACGAAATTAAGAATGTCATCGACAATAAGAAAATAGCTAGAAAGCCCAATAGAAGTAAAGACATCAAGCTCATTATTTACCCTTTTACCATATTCAATAAACTCATCACTATTTTTTTCAACATGACGCATTTTTCTATTCCAGCCATCTCTGTTAAGTTTCCTGAGATACTCTTCTGGAGACATCCCATCTGGACAAACAAATTGAGGTGGTTCTGGTGATTTAAGAATATCATAATCTTCACACATATCAACTATAAGATTTGTGTTTTGTAGTTCTTCATCTGTATGAAATTCTTTCATATCTTCATATGAAGGTATGTGGTAATTATCTGATTTAAAAAATGTTATTAATGATTGATTTGCGGTCCCTTGTTTTATTTCTCTTTGTATCTGAGATATATTCTTTTTAAAGTACGTACATAAGAGTACACGTTGATCCTCTGCATCTTCCCTAGAGCAGTAATGTGCGTCTGGAGTTGCTACACAGGGTATCTTAGTGGCCTTTGAAATATCTCTTAATGCACCGGAGACAGTTGCTGCAAATGTATTTATTCTAGAATCTATTAGTTGTATTTCAATAAAAAAGTTTTCCTTGCCAAACATCGACCTAAGTCTTTCTGCCATAGCTTTTCCCTTTTTCATCCAATCTGGGTCAAGCTCATCTCCATTACAAATAGCATTTGACAACACTGATCCTAGATGACCACTGAAACAAATTAAATTTTTATTGCTTGCCACCTCAGACATAATTTCCATGTCTATTCTGGGCTTATGATAAAAATGCTCTTTTTTGTTTGATGAAGAAACTATCTTTAGTAGATCTTTCCATCCTTTAAAGTTTTTTGCTATAACGGGTTGATGTACTAGTTTGCTATTTTCTTTAGTTCTGTTTGTTGCCTGCCCATCAGGACAAACATAAAGCTCACACCCCAATAGAGGACGCATACCATTAGATTTGGCTTGTTTAGAAAAGTCAACAGCACCAGAAACTGAACCATGATCTGTCAATGCACAAGCATTAGAACCTATAACTTCCAATCTTTTTGCTATATCTTCACATTTGCTTAGGCCATCAAGAAGGCTGTATTCTGAATGAACGTGTAGCGGAGTATATCTCATCAATCCTGAACCTTTCCCCCACCAGAACCGTATCTTCCAATAGTATGCCCCGGTGACATGTAATTGTTAGTCACCCAATCAATTCCTTTTAATTTTATCATGTATCTGACCTGTTCGCATTTGCTCATGACTTCCCCATACTTTGTTCTTTGTCCGGGACGATGTTCTTTAATTGGCTCAATGTTCGTTCCTTGAAATGTAGTCTTTCCAGCATCACACATTGTTCTGCATTTCCAACTATCTTTAGGTCTTATTCTTGGTAGAATATTTGGCTGATCTGTATTTCTTATCTCTTCAAATCTTTTTTTCAAAATCTCTTCTGTCTGCTCTAAGTCAGAGTCTTGGAAATGTACAGTGAATGGACCGCCAGTATTTATAAAGTAAATGGTCATTAGAAACGTGTGAGCTTGAGGGTAAAGCTTCTTACATGCGTAATGATACATTCTAAGCTGTGGATTATTAAATAAATTTCCTTGATTATACTCTTTACCTGTAGCCCAGTCTTTTCTTTGTCCTGTTTTCCAGTCAATCACTTCATACACACCGTCCCCAATATCTGCCACTAAATCAATAGTACCCTTCAATGATAAGTAGCCCTTTAAATCATACTCTGGGTAATCATATTTGGCCCATTCTTTTTGTATTTCAAAATCAAAATGTGGCTCTGCATCTACAACATTTCTTTTTCTTGGGTCGTACATGCCATCTTTGTATTTCAGAGCCTTCCAAGCCCAGCCCATGCAGTCTTCAAAGTCTCTATCTCTCCAAGCATTTTTCCCTTTGTGGTAATTAAATATATTTTTGTAGTATTCATAAACCCTGATACCTATAGAATTTAAATATTCAGGGTCATAGTTATCGGTAAAAACTTCACCAATATCTTCATCATCAATAACTTTAATACCGTCTTGGGATGCCTTTTTACAAAGTGCTGTTATCTCAAGTATTTTATGGGTTATTGTACCTTTATCTGCTTTCTTATTACCTAACCCTCTAAGTCCCAGCACATACTCTGTATAAAATTGCATGGGACAAGTTCTGTGGCAATTAAAAGAACTACTTCTAAAGTATACTATTGGAATACCCATTTAAACTCCTAAATCTGTAAGATATTTGCAGTTCAATTTTTTTAGTGCAAAATATATTTCTTTGTTTTGCTCTGCAATAGTCAAGCTCGAATTGTCAATTACCTTATCACATAGCGAAAGATTTACTTGTTCGCTCGCATGTTTATCTTTAGACTTGAATTTATCCCTTTTAAGTCCAAGTATAATGCCGCCATTTTCTTTCAATAATTTCATCTCATTATCAAATCTAACGTCACAAATCAAGGCGATTTCAGGTCTATCTTCATCTATCTTTCTCAATAATGTATTGACCCAGATGTTTTTATCAATCATCCTAAACACTTCTGTGCCAAGATGCTGCAAAACTTCTCTAGTAGTCATTCTGCCCTTTTTCTTTTGATTTGAATATCGTTCTTTACATGGCATGTTTTCCCATCTAATATCGGTCATTTTACTTTTATCTTTGTCTGTACCATAGACATTAGCTTCAGGAAGTCCAAAAAAATCAATACATAGCTGCTTGAGTGGATCAGCTAATGCATATATCTTTACAGAATTCATTTGTTCAATTACAACATCTGTATTTACTTTAGGTTTTTTAAAAGTAAAATATTCTTGCCCACTAACACGCTCGCCAAATATGTCAGATACTTCTATCTCGCCATTATCGTTGAGTCTTGCGGCTTCACAAACATTTTTTTCTATCATTTTTAGCATGGTAATAAAATTACAGCATGTATTTTTGCCGCTTTGTTTTTTACCTGCAAATCCAATTATTTGAGTCATACTCTATATTTCTCCGAAAGTCTTTCAACCATTTTTAGTCTATCGTTTGCATCGACCAAAAGATCTAATGCCTCGTCTAGATTTTTAGTAAAGTCGCCTGTTGAATGATCTCCAATTCCAACTGACTTGTGCAGCAGGAGGTCAAAGCTCATTTCAGCCTGAGATACATCTGACAATGCTTTGTTTTTAAGATACGCCATTGCTTTTTCAATCATAAATATGCTTCCTTTGCTTGATTAATCCAAGGTAATATATCATCTGTTACTTCATTAGTGCTCATTTCTCCGACATCGTTCTTTTTGATGTCGATTATATAAACCCTATATGTTCTCTCTAGTTGTTTTTTTATTTCTTCTGCTGCCTTTTGACCAGCACCATGATCGTCATTATCCATTATAATAACTACCGTCAATGCACCAGACTCGTCTATTAGTTGCTTCTGTGGTGGATTAAGTGTCGTTCCAAATAATCCAACAGCATTATGTATTCCTGATTCTTCTAGTCGCCAAATGTTTCCCGGAGATTCGACTAATATAATTACTCCAGTGGATATAATATGTTCTTTTGCTCTATGATAATTATACAATGCTTTTTCTTTTTGAAAGCCTTTTGTATGTCTCCATTTTGGAAAATAAAAACAGTCTTTACTAGGATCATGGTAAGATTTGCATTTAGGACATTGTTCAAAAATGCTTCTTCCTGTAAAACCAATTATTGTTTCACCAACCTCATCGTATACAGGAACGACTGCTCTATTGAACATAGGTTTACCATATGTTTTGCAGGTTCCAACGTCATAATCGTCTAAAACCTCAATGCTGTACCCTCTTTGCAGATAGTATTGAGAAGGTATTTCAACCTTACTTCTATAGAAATCTTTTGTTATATCGCCACGTACCTTATCGCCAGAAAGACCGTTGACTAGTTTACTGAACTCATGATTCCCGGCATCAATTTTTTGACCTTTTAAGCCATTGAAGTCTAGATTATAACGATCAAGAAGAAATTCAACTGTTTCATCAAAGCTAACAGTTTTATCTCCCGGAACAGACCATCCATATTTTATATTTGATAGACCGCCCCTTATCATACTTAATAAAGATGTGCCAAAATGTGCTTCACACCCATGAGTTCTACATTTATAATGCACCCTATAGTCTGCATCATAGTATAAATTTAGTGCAGAACGGTTATCTCCACCGTGTATAAAGCATTCAGAAAAGTATACCTTTTGCCCTCTGTGTGATTGCACATCAAAGTATTCATAGATATCTTCTATATTTTCTAAAACAATTTCAGTAAGCTGATTTAGCTTTTCTTGATCCTTGTATTTAGAATGCCACGTCTTCTTCTTGGTATTCATCATTATCCTCAGTGTAAGAACCGCCATCCTCAAGTTCATAAGCGGTCATGCCCTCTATTAATTTAGCGTATGCACCCTTCATAAGTACATTAATATAGTCACCATCTTCAAGACCTTCGCCATGCCTTGCAATGATTGGAACTAACTTGCGATTTCCATTTTCTGGACCATCTTTTGCTATTTCCTCATCAGATTTTTGTTTGTAGATAGTAAAGTTTGAACACAACCACATGATTCTATCAGAACCACTTGCGGCATCTGTGGATTCTTTATTAATTCCATCTCTGTTAAGTTGTATAAAACCTAAAACTGGAACCTCATATCTTAAAGCAAAATTATGTAGAGCAGTCATCATGAAACCTAGAAGCTGAAACTCTTTAAGATCGCTTTTTGCTAACTCAGATGCTTCCATAAGCTTTACATAATCATATATAATAACACAATCGTTGGCTTTTCCTTGGTCATTTAAACCAACTACTTTCGCTATCCATCTACGCATGATTGATAGTTGATCTTCAAAAGCTTTGCCTCCAATATTCTTATGATAGAAGGGTATGTTCTTTTTATTTTGTGCAAGCTCCATCAATGAGTTTTTCCTGTAGTCATTATCTGCAAACTTTCCAGTTTCAATATCATTGATCGTTGACTTTCCATTAGTTCCATAGGATATCATAGAGCCGCCACGATTCTGCTGATCTTTTTTGGTCATCTCAGTGTCAAGATAAAGAACTGGAACGTCACGATTGGCTATATCCGCCCCCATATTTAGACCAATCAAGCTTTTACCAACCTTGGTTCTAGCCCCAATGACATTCACAGTTCCTTTTCTTAAACCACCACCGATTGCAAAATCATATTTAGTAAATCCGGTAGCAATACCAATTTGATCAACTTGATTTTCTGCCCTATCTTCTAAATATTCATCAAGATCTCCAAACAATAACTCTGGTGCATCATCATGATCATTTAGAAGCGATGTAAAATCAAATATTGATTCTTCAGCTAATCCCAATATATGAGATACTGACTCGTCTCCCTTTATGTCCAAATATTTTTCTTTGGTTTCCTCTAGCTGGTCATACATCATCCTTGCTATTTGAAGCTTTCTAGCTTTAGCTGCGAACCTCCTTACATTTTCAAACAATACTGGAAATTTCATCACAGCATTTAAATGAGATATTTCATTTTTATTATTAAAAAAATCAGCCAGCCCTATCTCTTTTGCAGAAGATAGTATTGAGGGGACATCAATTTTTATTGAGTCATCTTTATCAAATATTCTTTTTACACAAGCAAAGATTATAGAATTAGACTCAACAGTAAAAGTATTTGCATCTACAATATCAGCAACATCAAAATATGCTTCAGAGCCATGTCTGCAAATACCAGCAAGCACTGCTCTTTCGGAAGCGGGATCAGATAATATCATTTTAACCAGCCTGACAACAACAAGAGTTACATTTCCAACGATTAAAATCTGCCACTAAAGATGCAGAAATTGTTTCTTCTTGACCACAAACAGAACACTCTACATCAACTAGCGTAGAACCTCTTGATGTTTTTTTGAATGATGTCTTATTTGTTCTAGCATTTTCATCCATTTGTGACGCAGAGGCAAGCTCTCTTTGTTCGCTTGGATCTAGCCCCACTTTAGAAATCATGTCTTCAAATTTATTTGGTCTTTGATTATCAATATTCATAGGTAAAACTCTGCAAGCCTTACCTTTTGAGCTATGTCTTCTTTTAGATTTTTTTCCAGACTTCTTACCTAAATTTTTATTCCTACTGCTAGGATTATTATTTTGTGTTGTATGAATATGAGAAGGTTCTTCTACTACATCTTCTTTTTCTTGCTGTACTTCTTCTTCTGAATTTTCTTCATCATCTCCTAAAAGTTCAGCTAGATCTTCTTCACTTAGCTTTTCTAATAGCTTTTTTATCAATGCTTTTTTACTCATTTCATTACCTTTGCTCTTTGTAGATTAACGAACAAGTCGCTAATATTTTTTACAGATGTTGATAAGTATGTTAGTCTATCAGCACGTTGTTGTGCATAGTTTTTAAGTTTAAGTAATCCTCTTGCAAAATCATCATCCTTTACAGCTTGATTAAACTGACTATCCCAAGAGCCTCTATATTGTTGTTCTTTGCCAGACACCAAAGCCTTTAATCTATTGTCAGCCCATTTAACTCTAGCAGATTCTCTATTATGGCATCTTTGGATATGAAAAGAAAAAGAACCAAGCAAAATTGCTGCTTGAGCACAATCTTCAAGACTTAATCTTTCCATTTGTTCTCTAGACATTGATAAGTATTTTTGAACTTCACTTTCATCAGTAGAATTTTCTGCAAACAGCGGCAATCCAATCTTACTCTCGTATTCATCTAAAGCACTGTCCAAAATTTTCATTTGGTCTAGCGGTCCTGAATTTTCTTTTTCCATTCCTCTGCCTTTTCATTGTAAGCAAGCTCGACATATGTTATATTATTTAAATCACACCAGTCTTTTTTATCAGCATCATTTTTTCTTTGATTCAAAAAGTCTTGTGCAGATGCATGAAACATAGTATTAAATTTATAATGCTGTTGGCCATGAACTTCTACTGCTAATTTAATTTGATTAATATAAAAATCTAGATACTGAGTTTTAGAGCCTCTTGGTTTAATTGAAACTTCTTCCAGAATTTGCATAGTTGGAAATAGCTCATATAAAATCTTTCTGGCTTGAGTATGAAGCTTAGATCTAGAACGATTATCTTTGGCAGTAACTATATCTCCACTTATTTTCCAAGAAGAAATATTGCCATACAAATCTTTTATTTTCATACCATGCCTATCATTTCAAAAACTTGCTGCCTAAGTTCTTCATAGTAAGTTTGATTTTCTTCTAAGTAAGTAGCAAAGTTTGACATGCCTTGAACTTTTTCACCATTTGGTAATGTCATCCAAGTTTTTCCTTCTACAATTCCAAAGTCTTTTGCTAATTCAGCTAGTTCATATTCGTTCCATATGCCATGACCGTATTTAATTATACTCGTAACCTTTTGGCCCGGAGCACCAATCGCAGAATTTTCCACAATCCAGTGAACCTTTTGTCCTATTTGAGTTTCACCCTGTTTCAAAGGTTCTTTATGAGTAGCCCATAGCTTTACATCTTGTGCATATTTAAGTGCGTTGCCAGACTTTTCTATTTTACTTTTTCCTGCTCCAAACTTTTGAATGTTTGCCATCAAGTGTGTTATGCCAACCAATGTTACCCTGTTAATTGGAAGTACGTTTGCAAAACGCCTTGTAAATTTACTAAGGTAGCGGTTCATAGCAGCTACTTGGTGGTCTGTAATATCGCCCACAAGTTCTGATTCAGCAGCTAATGCAGAGAATGAATCAATCACACAAACAGCATGTGGTTCATTGTGAATAATATTGTCAAATATAGCCAGATACTTTTCACCAGACAATATATTGCCTTTTGTAGAACCCACTATTTTCAGCATGTCTTCAGAAAAATCAAGACCCCTAATTCCTTCAAGATCTCTTTTCTTTAATCTTCCTTCAATGTTTCCATAATATACTTTTCTATTCTCGTCGTTTTCTAGTTTTACTTGTTGAGCGTTTTTACAAAATTGTAATGCATGTACCGTTTTTCCGATTTTTTCTGGACCTGTCATAATAAACAGGCAACCCTCTGGTACGCCACCACCTAAAGCAATATCTATTTTTGGCGTTACAGATATTACAGGAGGTGGATTATCTACAATGTAAGACGCTTCCAGTAAAACTTGGCCATATTCTTTTAGTATATCTTTTTCACTCATTCTAAATCCCTAAGTTTTGATATGATTGATTTTTTCTTGTTACTAGATTCAAATGTTTTCTTCTCTGAGAAATCATATTCAACTTCTTTAGCTATTTTCATAGCCAATTCCTGTTTATTTTTATACTCTTCGATTACATTTTTTAAAAAAGGACTTCTTAAAGAATATGTCTTCCACATTCTCTTGTCTCTTAAAGCAGATATTATCACATGTTCTCCATACTCTTTTATGAGTTTGTTGGCCAATGTGATTTGATATCTATAGAATTTTAGCCACTCTTTTAGCTCCCAAAATTTTAGTGGGAGTTCTTTTTTATCAATTTGTGCTTTCTTCTCACAGATCAGTTCTGTGATATATTGAGCAGCATGTACCCACCCGTTAGGAGAGTAACGTGATGGGTATTTACTTTTTTCAGTTCTTTTTTTAGCCATCTTCTTCCGAGATTTTATGAATATTGCTTTGAAGCTTATTGCCAATTGTACTCGGTCTTTTGCCTCTCATAAAATCTGATCTTGAAGATTCTGCATCGGTCATTATAGTAACACCGTTATTATTTTTTGCTGCTGAACTGCGAACAAACATAGTTGTATCATTTTTGTTATGTTCTTTTACTGGCTCTTCTTGCTCTTGTTCTTTTATGTCTAAATATTTTTCTACTGTAGACTGTGAACGTGAAAGCCTTTTAGATATTTCTTTAATTGAAATACCATCGCTGTACATACCCTTCATAACCCAAGCTTCTTGTTCTGTTACTTTTCCTTTGCTCATTATACTTCCCTCTCTGCATTGTTTAGCCATGCCAAATTTTTAGTTTTTAGAAAATTGATGTAGTAGTTAAATATTTTTTCTGTCGTATGCTCAAGTCTCCATTCTGGTCTTCCTGCGTGACGCATTTGTTGTCTCTTCCTGCCTTCAGAATACATTCCAATTGGATTGAAAAGCTTACCATACTTTCCTCTTTTTACATAGTAATTTATTTTTTGACCTTTTGTTATTTTGACTGCGTATGCATCTGGGTCTTGAAATATATCATCTTCATACGACAAATCTAAGACAGGATACCCCTCACCGTTAATCATATCATGCTCACCTGAAAAGGTGTACACTTCTGCATCGGGAAGAACATCATCTTCACGCTCTTTGTTGATTTTAAAAGTTGTCATTTACCATTCCTTCTTTTTAACATTTCTGATTTTGAAATTCTTGCAGTATTTTCATAAGAAGTTTTGCTCATGCCACTCGGAAGCTTGCTCTCAAGTGTTTTATTCTTTTTAGTTTTTTGGTCTCTTCTCATTTGCTCAACCTTAGACTTGCCTAATTTTTTAACTTGTTTATCGGCGTATTCTCCAAGCGTTGACGCTTCATGAAGACCTTTAACATAATTTGAAACCACTCTATCTTCTGCAAAGTCTCTAAAAACATTGCTGCTTTGGCATTCTGGACAAATCACTTTGTTTATTTTACAATCATACTCTGATATTGACCAAACCTCAGAAAAAGCTAAATCGCATTCTGAACAATTAAAACTATATTCTGGCATTTTTACTCCTTAATATCCTTGTTTACACTAATATTTTTATTTTATATGACGTTTGTTATTAAATTTCCACTTTTATTCCGGGAAATGTTTTTTAATGTCTAAACATTCCTTACAATATACCTTAGAGGTTCTAATTTCAACACCATCGTTGGATAGTTTTAAATTAAATCCTTCACGATTTTTTATATATCTTCCTTCTAATTCCACATCGGGTATAATCACTGTCACTTTTTGGCCATGCTCTAGCATACGTTTACAATTATCACAACGTCTAGTCTCAAACATAAATGCTCCATTCTTCTGGAATAGGAAAGTTTAAGAATGAAAAAAAGTTATTCGGGTTTGGCTTTCTAGGCTGTTTTAATAATTTCATGCCTGATTGTTCTAATGTTTTATTTGCCTTCTTTGTATTGCATCTGGAGCAAGCTATGACTACATTATCCCAAGTGTGAGCATCTTCTTTTGTTTGAAAGTGACTTTTAGGCTTTACATGGTCTATCGTTGTATTTTTTGCAGAAAGTTTTAAATTGCAATACTGACATGTTGAATTGTCTCTTATTAATAAATTTGTTTTTTTTAATTTAATGTTCCTTTGTCTTTTGATATACCTTGATGTTACTGCCACCGCAGGTATAAAATATTTAATACCACCGCTAGACTTTACGAAATCATCTTCGTAATGTTCTAAAACAATGACACCCTCTCCGGGCATTTCATTTCCTATTATTTCTAAGCATATTGATCTTTTCCAGTTTATTATAGTCAGTGGTGTGTAGTCTTGGTTTAATATTAAACATGGCTTGTGATTCATTTTGCATTTAATTTTATTTTTTGAGTTATAAATAAAAAAAGAGCTATTCACGACACCATAAAGATATCATGATAGCTCATTCTATGTGTAAAATTGATCAAGCATCATATTTTTCGTAAGGCTTGATTAGCATTGGAAACACTTCTTTTAATTTATTGCAAGCATCGTTAAGATCATGCTGACGGCAAGATTCATATAGAACTTCCCATTTATAAACTAAAGATGTAAGGTCGTCTTTTTTAATTGTCTCATTGTCGATAACAGGAACTTCAACATCTTCTGTTTCATTTTCTGTTTTCGTAAACAATTTAACAAGTCGTTCTTGAATGTTTGGCCACAAAAGAACAAGACCCGCAACTATCAAAACCCATTGAAAAGCATCAAGCCCTCTAAAGAAACTCAATACTGTTTCCATATCGTTTCTCCTTGATCAATAATTACTTAGTTTCGCGTACAGTGTCACCGACAATCCAAGCAACTACAATTGTTGCGACAGCAACAAGTTGATCGGTATCAAGCTCCACACCAAATGCTTCTTGAGAGCACACAGCGGCAAGGCCAGCAGCGGCTACCCAGAAACGTCTGGATTTCAAAAGTGAAGTAACTTTGTTCATAGTTCACTCTCCTTTAGGGTAAAAAGTTTAACACGGTCTTCTAGAGACATTTTCTCTGATAGTTTTACCAAAGAATCATAAATATAACGAGCCTCTTGTCTATCGTCAGACTCCCTTCTTATACATCTCCAGACTATCCATTTCTGGACTAAATTCATATTCCCAAATGATTCAGCTAATTTTTCAGGGTTGTCACCATAATTTTTGATGAACCATTTTACTACTTCCAAGATAAGACTTATGATAGTGATGACCGTTAGTGGATCAATTTTATATTCATCTTTTCTCGCTTTAATCTTTACATCATTATGAACCATCCACGCTAACTGCGAAACATATTCTTCTAGTTTCATATTTTTCTCCATCCAAATATACCTCTAACAAAAGAGCATTTATTTTTCACATTTTCTGATGATGACTTAGGACAGGAACATTTTCCATATGCTTTAACGCAACCACATTTGGTTTTTCTTTCTTTTGAAACACATTGGCACTGTATCTCGTCTGAAGCCTTTACGCTACCACATTTTGGATTACATTCACACTTTTTTCCAGACTCTATACATGGACAATCTGTGCGATGACCATCTCCATGTATTATATAACCTTTACCTTCACACGGACAGTCTGTGTCTGGTTCTGGATCAGGTGTTTCGTCTTCTTTATTATACTCTGCGATTGAGGAAAGAGCTTTAGATTTATAAGATTCAAATACATTATCTTGATTTTTATCATACATTTTCCAAGCAAATCCGTACAACAACTTTGACAAATTTTGTTTTTCTTCATCTGTAAGAGCCTCAGTTTCTGTTTGAGGACCAATAGTTTTTTCTATCAAATTTGCAGCAGCAGGAGAAAAATCTGGATATTTTTTTTCACCATCTTGAAATAATTCATCTTTTATGGTATTTGTACCAACATAATCCAAAAAATATTGAACCTGTAGGTTGGAATTAATTTCCATTTCTGGAATTTTTTGCGACATAGCGTAAAAAGTACCCGCAAGTTTATTTGCGTCAACAGGATCGCCTATATTCGGAAGGGTATCAACTAAATCAATAATTGATTGTTCTGGTGCAGGTAATTTAGGCTTTACAACTGGAATATTTATTGGGAAACCACCTTTGTAGAATAACCCTACAAGAAGAAGTATAATCCCCAACCACATTCTTATATCAATATCTTTCATTATACCCACCCTCCTAAGCCATAATCAGGCAATTGTCTTGCAGGAAAACCATCAACATCACTAAATACAAAAGAACCTCTTGCATTCAATATAGACCTTGCATCTTTTTCTCTAACCCAGAAGCTTCCGTCTGGTTGACCATGAACCTTGGGACCACTATTCCATTTGCCCCAGCTATTCTGTATTAGGAACAAGGTTTCATCATATACTTTACGAGTGTCATCGCACGCAATCCATGCCATAGCGTGTGCCCAAGATCCTTTTCTATTGGATATTCCATTTTTATCTCTCATAGAAGTAAATCCGACTTGACTACAGCACGACAAAGCGTAGCCGTTAGCGAGGGCATCCCTTGCTTCTTCTATAGTAGTTACAAGAGAGATAGTTTTTACTTGATGCTTTTTAGCTTCTGTAACATAAATGTCATTAGGTATTCTTTTCTTAGCACCTAGAGTAGAATTATATTTTGATAAGTCAACATCTCCATAATTTTTTCTTAACAAGATTCCACCTGTTTTATTGACATATCTAGCAGAACCAGAACATGTCATACCTTGTCCCATATGTCCTCTGGACTGATATATGCCCTCAGTGGCTCCACGGGCTTCAAAAGACTCAGCTTCTCCTTTTATGTCTATCTCAACTGCCCTTGTAATATCCACGGCATTTCTTGTTGAGTGAGAAACACAGTCTCCCGTAGTTTGTCTTTCGGAAGGTCCAAAATCTTTAACAAATTTTAGTAAAGATTTAAATGGTGTGCTTAATTTTCCAGCACCTGAAGAATCTAAGTCCCATGCAGCAGCACCAAACAAAGGCATTGGTAATTCTCCTAACAATGCCATTACATCTTCTGGGTCACATTCACCACCAACAAACCCATCCTCATAAGCTTTGATAAGCTCATCTGGAGTGTTAAAGTCGCTCATACTTGTCCCCTTTCTTTAAATTAAAGAACTATACCATTTATATATACACCTTTAATGTTATTAACTTTTCACATTTTTAAGTAATGTGCTAGAAGACTCAGTTTTATCACCACCAACATTATAAATTAAATTTATATTATTTTTTTTGCAAAAATCAGATTCTGGCGTGTTTCCTTGTTTTCTATCTCCACCATTCATGAATGAAAAACTTTCTATAAATGGATCATCTCGATGCATTCTATAAATTTGTGATATAGTTTTAACCACAGTAGGATTATCATCTATAGAAAGAATAGCCCTATCAACACACCCGAATGCAGAAACTATTCTTACCCTAGACTCTTCATCCATAAATTTTGTAGAACCTTTGTAATTAACCTGATCGTCATTATTTACAATAACGTACAAAAAATCACATTCTCTTTTTGCACCCTCTATATAATCCAAGTGCCCTGTGTGTACCGGATTAAAATATCCTGATATAATTCCTATTCTCAAAGTAAGTCTCCTAAATCCATATCTTCTAAATCGTTCTTACTAGCACCGATTTTGTAGCTAGTTATTTCATGTTCTTGAGGTGCTACCTGTACACTCTCGCTTTGCATCCAAGCTTGAGTCCAACCAGCGATAGGATTTTTACCAGCATTATCGTATGGTAGCCCAATCGCTTTCCTTCTGCTCATGCATAGCCAGTCAATGTACTGATGAAGCACAGCCTCGTTTAGACCAATGATTGATCCGTCTTTAAACAAGTATGAAGCCCATTCTTTTTCCTCTGCTGCGGCATGTTCAAACATTTTTATTGCTGCATCTTGACACTGCTTTGCTGTAGTCTTAAATCCTTCTGATTCTTCTGTATGTAGAATTTTAAGAATATTTTGAGTGCTTGACAAATGTAAAGCCTCATCACGTTTTATTAATTTAATTATATCAGCATTGCCTACCATCTTTTTATTTTCTGCAAAAGCAAAGCTACAAACAAAACTTACATAAAATCGTATGGCTTCTAGAATATTAATGCTTACAATCGTCATATAAATTTGTTTTTTTAGCTCAGATAATTTAGTAGTAGGGCAGGCCATTCCCATCAAATTATTGTAGTCTGCAATAGCACTATTTGCACGTTTCATAATTTCTTTATCTTCATAGATTCCGCCAAAAACTTCTGAGCTATCTGCGAATACATTTTGAATAACATAACTATAACTTTGCGAATGAATCTTTTCAAAGAACTGCCAAGTCATCATGCACGCTTCAAGCTCTGTGTTTGTGACAAATTCAAGAAGAGTCGGAACACCTCTACAGATAACACTGTCTAGCATTGTTTGATATTTTAGATTACTGGTAAAGATAAACTTTTCATTATCGGTCAATGTCTGAAAATCTGCACGATCTTTTTTTAGTTCGATTTCTTCTGGTCTCCAGAAGTTCATCATCTGCTTGCTATCAAGACTTTTGAAGATCGGATATTTTACTACATCATATCTTTGAACACCTAAGTCTTTGCCTAGAAACAATGGCTGACTCATAGGGTCTATGTTTTTTGTATTAAAAATAGTTTTCATATTGCACACGCTCCAGATTCGCAATTCATTTCTTTTTCAGTCTCACCATCGCCATCTGGCGTATTGGCATAATAAAAGTTTTTCAATCCATATTTATAACCATATATCTGGTCTTTAATTAACATACTTAACGGAATATTACCATCGTCATAGTGTGAGTAGTTGTAGTATAAGTTAGTGCTCATGCTCATGTCTACAAATTTTTGTATAACAGCAGCAACGTTCATCATACCTTTATTATCTGGCATATCCCAAGCCATCGTGTAATAATTTTTACGCATGTGGTAATTCGGTACTAATTGTTTCAAAACTCCATTTTTTGCTTTTTTGTGAATTAAAAGACTACGAACTGGTTCAATACCGTTTGTGCTATTTTGTATAACACTGCTAGATTCACAAGGCATAATAGCAGACAGAGTAGAATGTCGTAGTCCATGTTTCTTAACCTTTTCACGTAGCACCTCCCAGTCCATATTATATTGAGGTTTAATTAATTCATCTACTGTTTTTTTGTACCAGTCGATTGGCAACAAACCTTTTGAGTATTTTGTTTCTTCAAATTTAGGACAGGCTCCTTTTTCCTCTGCAAGCTCACAACTAGCATTAATTAAATTCCATTGGATCTGTTCCATAGTTTCATGAATTAATTCTAATGCTGCTGGATTATCATAAGTCAGTTTATTCTTTGCTAAAAATCCAGCTAGGTTAGTAATACCAATTCCAAGAGAGCGACGATTTTTTGTAAAATTTTCACCAGCAATCACTGGATAATCTTGATAATCAATTATAGACTCTAAAGTTCTTACTGCCATTCTACAAGCGTCTTCTATGTCTTTTTCATTACTAAGTTCTAGAAGATTTAAAGCTGAAAGAATACAAATTCCGATCTCACCTTCTTCATCGTTTATTGATTGTATGGGCTTTGTTGGATGAATTATTTCTTGGCATAGATTTGACATATACACTGGAACATCCCATGAGCCATTGTCATTTGCAGAATCAATATTCATACTATATATTCTTCCAGTTTCCAATCTTTCTCTAGCAAAAATTTCAGCTAATTTTCTTGCTGGTATTTTCTTTTTAAATTTCAAAGACCTAGCATTTTCATATTTAATATATAGTTCTTCAAATTTTTCGTTATCTCCGAAAGCTTCGTATAAACCTTTGGCTTCATGTGGACTGAATAATGTTATATCTTCATTTGATATTAGTCTGTCATAAAAAATCTTACAAAATTGAATTGAATAATCTAATTTTCTTACTCTGTTGTCATCTGTTCCTGCATTATTTTTCAGTACCATTATGTCTTCAATCTCATAGTGCCAAAACGGAACGTGAACAGTTGCAGATCCACCACGAAGTCCGTTTTGAGATGTTGACTTTACGGCAGACTCAAAATTTTTCAAATATGGCACTACCCCGGTATGTATTACTTCTCCCCCACGAATCGGAGAGTTTATTGGTCTCATTCGTCCGATGTTGAGTCCGATTCCTGCTCTTCTTGCCGTATACTTTCCAACTGCATGAATACTTGAAAATATACCATCAAGGTTATCGTCAACATCAACCAAAACACAACTTGCGAATTGACGGATGTTAGTACGAACCCCAGCCATAATAGGAGTGGGAAGATTAATTTTAAACGTAGAGTAGCAATCATAAGCTTTTTTTACCTCGTCTATAGTATCAAATAGGCACATAGCAATACACATATATGCAAACTGCGGAGTTTCATAAATTTGACCAGTGCTTCTATTTTTTACAAGATACTTGTCAATCATTTGCTGCAACCCAGCATATGTAAATAAATCGTCTCTGGAATGATTGATATAGTTACCTAGTAGATCAATTTTTTTTGAAGTCCATTTTTCTAAAATCAATGGATCGTACAGTCCGTTATCTGTATTTCTTTGTAAGAAAAGCAAAAAATCAGTAGGTTGATCACCATAGCCCCATACTTCTTTTCTTAGCTCCATATTTAAAAGTCTAGCAGCAACGTATTGATAATTAGGAGAGCTAGTTGATATTAAATCATTTGCCGACTTTATTAAAATTTTATGTATTTCTGTTGTTGAAATACCATCATATAGGGAAAGATTTGCGTTCATTTCTATATCAGAAAAACTAACGCCATTTATACCTTTAGTTGCCCACTCAACCACTTTATGAATTTTCTCTACAGAAAAACTTTCCTTCTTGCCATCTCTTTTGGTGACTTGCATTATTATCCCTATTTATCTCTAATACATTATTAATTAAAAAACCCATCTTGCTGTAACAACAAGACGGGTTGTAATTTTCATAAGTGACACTATGTGGTAATCATTTTAAAGACCCAAATTAAATTGTATTTGTTGTAAAAAAAATTTAAAGTTAAGTCAACCCATTTGTAATCGGTGGGTCTCCGCAATGATTTTAAATAAAGCTGGAGGACGTGTCACTTTAACGGTGATTTCAAATCTAAAAAGATTTTCAACGCTCTTTATGGTCCAGCTATATTAGTATACACCTTATAAACACGCCTAAAAGTTATTATCAACTTTTAAAAAAAAATTTTTATTATATTCTGTTAAATCTACTGCTGCTTCTAAAAACATTTTTTTAGAAATATCAAATGATTTAGCCCATCTTGGATTCCTATCATAAAAAGTTACCACTCGCTTTATTCCAGATTGTATTATCATACCAGCACAATGACTACACGGCATGAAAGGGTAAGTATATATTGTACTATTTTCTAGTGAACCTCTAGAAAAGATAATGGCATTTCTTTCAGCATGTACCATAAAATTATATTTTAATTCTCTATCATCTAGTCTGTGTTGAGAATCTCTTACTCCTTTGGGAAATCCATTGTATCCAACAGAGATTACCCTTCTTGATTCATCTACTATAACACTACCAACTTTTGTACTGGGGTCTTTACTCCAAGACGACACCAACTGTGCAAGATTTAAAAATCTACCATCCCAGTCTATTGATGATGTTTTTATTTCAGCCATATTTTTTCATTGCTTTAAATGTACAATGGCATCTGTTCATAAATGTTTGGATTGGTCTATCGTTTCTGATTGTTATACTACGACCAGTTCCAATTTGTGTTATAACATATCCCCTGCCATAACAATCTTTACAACCCTCTTGTGCATACAAGCTAACCACATCTGGATCTACAGACGTTGTATAAGATTGCAAGTCTGGTTTGTGTCCAAAATTCATTTCTTTCAATTCAATATCTCCAAAAAAAAAGACAGAGCATAGTTTCCGTTAAGAAATTATACTCTGCCTTAATCGTTTTAGTCTAAACTATTCGGGTTTTTTGTTTTGTTCTGATACAAATGTATTAGTAAAAGATGTCAATACGCCCGTCATGATGTCGATCTTAGCATTAAGATTGTTTTCTAGCCTATCAATCTTTAATTCGATCTTGTTATCAAAAGTATCTATTTTCCTTTCCATAACTTCAAGTCTGCGATGTATCTCAGAATTCACTTTTTCTTCCAATACTTCTAGTTTTCTACCATGAAGAACTACACTTCTTAGTGTGTAGGCAACAATTGGTACAAATATTATTGCAGTTATTTCAAGTAATACTTTGATTGTTTCTAGTAAATCGCTTGAGAACATAAACACCGCCCCCTATAAAGGAAAATAAAATGTGGCCGCATTAAAAACGACCACACCAATGTTTTAGCCCCAATTTGTCTTAGGCTTGTATTCGTCTTGTACTGGGTTTGGACTTCCATCACGATAAACCAGTTCACCCGGAATGGTTTGTGTTGGGTTAGCCGCATTATCAGTTCCGCTTGCAACCATCGTGCTTGCAACGTCACCAGTTTTTCCAATATCCCAAGCACCACTACTGGCTACCGTAACAGCAGGATCAAACACACCTGAGTATGCGTTCCAGCCATTCGTGCGAACTGCGGTCTTGTAATAGAAAGTAGAGACTGTTGCTTTCTGTTTGATAGATTGACCTCCGGGGCCAGCAGAATTAGAAGCACCGCCAATCAAATAGGTGTTAGATACGCCAGCCAGATCATTTGTGACTCTAACAATCACTTGATCTCCAGCGTTAAATGCACCAGCAGCCAATGGTGAAGCTATTCCACTTACTCCAGATGGTACAGTAATGTAAGTAATATTGCCATTACCCAAGTTTACAGCGTCTGCGATAAATCTAGATCCAGCAACTGTTCCACCTGCACGAACTGTTCCAACATCATTTGCCATTCCACTAGGAACGCCATTAATAGTTACGGCATTTTTATTGCCGCCAATACTCCAAGCAGTCATTTTAATTCTCCAAAATATACATAAGCTTGGAAAAATCCTTACAAATCCAACATTTAAAATCCTGTCCTATTTATATAGGATATTACACCAAAAGCTCTAAATTGTACAATCTAAGGCCAAATATGTCACATTCCTTGGCAAAGTCAAACTGATCTTTCTTCCACATGTATCCATTAAAAATTACGGAACAATTGGTATGTTTCTCTATCATCTTTGCATTTATAATATTATCAAAATAGTCATCATGGTGATATCCGATTGTTGGAAACACTAAATCCACACCTGTAGAATTTATGATTTCTGCTATTGTTAATACATTTGTAGTAGATCTTCTATAATCTAAAAATACTCTGAGAGTCGCTTTATAATCATCACAAATAGCAAGCAATGTTCTTATTTCCTTCTTTAGTTCTGAAAACTTATGCTTTAAGAAATAATGGTTTGGTACATAATCAAGTGTATTAGCACCAGATTTTATGCTATTTAAAGCCATGTGGTATCTAACTTTTGAAGAAGATAAACCACAAGGATAGTCTACCGGTGCAGATACTACCAAGTTAGAAGGAAGATACTCTCGCATTTCTCTTATCATGTGTATCGGTAAGGAAATGCCATCTATGCCATTTGCAATTGCTTGGAAGACGTTTTTTATTTCTTTAGTATAATCATCTATATATTTATTATAGTTACAGTATTCAATATACATGCGATTTTATCTTTTCTAAATCTTCATAGTCTTCAGAACCAAATATAGCATCTGCAAATCCACGCTCTACAGCTTCTTCTCCAGACAGCCACCAATCTTCTTTTTTATCCAACTGTTTTTTTATATAATTTTTTACTTGAATGATGCTTTTATCTTCAAAAAAATCTGATTCCATGCAGACTGTACTGTAGATTTCCATCATTTGAGATTCTAATTTACCCTCCCACTCATGCCAAGATTTGGCTTGTCTTATTGTGTGACCAGATACAGCAGTAGTTCCATCGTGTATCAACCACCAACAATTTGGCATTGTGATCCTTAAATCTGCTGATTGTGGTATTATCGACCCCATAGATGCTGCAATACCATGACATACAAATACTACAGGAGCTTTGCATAGTTTTATGGCATCATACATCATCATTCCTTCGCTCCATTCACCCCCAATAGAGTGTTGATGAACAGTTATAGGTTTTGATGAATCCATATGTTCAAGTAACTTAATGTTTTTCAAAAAGTTATTTGACATTCTGTATTCAACACCGGGATCTTCTTCATTAGAATCTATATATCCATGAAGAAATATTTCTCTAGATTCCAGTAATATATTGTATCTATGCATTTCATCTACAATATATCCTTTAGAAACTCTATCTCTATTTTTTAGACTCATCTATTACTCCCAAGAGAGTATTTTTTACTTGATGCATAACATCGCGATCTAGAAACATTTTTCCTACTGCTATCCTAAACCTGTATGGAGTTAAGATATCTAATGATTCTACGCCAGCACAGTCTTCTATTATACTATAATAGCTCTCCATTAGTTTAAAGTTTGAATGACCTACCCAAAATTTAAAATGAGAGCTTGCTAAAGAAGTTTCTGTCAGAGGTAAAACGCCATAGGGTGTTATGATAGTCTTAACGGGCTTTTGGAACATAGCGAATTCATCATATAGCTCTTGATCTTCAAGCAATTCTTCTTCACTATTAATTTCATCTATATTTTTAATTTCTTCTTCAAACATCGCTTTTGCATTAGAAACCTCTTCATTATCATATGCATCTATCCAAGGTTCCCAATATATATCATTACCGCTGGGTATAGGAAGGTCGCTTAAATTGCTCATATCGACACCTTTCAGTGGAAAAAAGTTGTGTTTCATACTGCCACCTGTCCAAAGTCTATCCTTTTATCTGAATTGTAATCTACAATATCAAAATCCTCATATGTCCATTCATAAATATTATATGGCTCAGACAGCAATAAAGAGGGTAATTTTTCTGGTTTTCTTTCTAATTGTTTTTTTGCACCCTCCATATGGTTTTCATATATGTGGCAGTCTTCCAATATTCCTACCAGTTCACCAGCGACCATGCCTACTTCTTTACATATAAGCTCTAAAAGTAGCCCATAGCTTGCTATATTGAAAGGAACCCCAAGCATTAAATCTGCTGATCTTTGCTTCCAACATAAATTTAATACACCATCAATATGAACCAATGTAAAAGCATAATGACATGGAGGAAGTGCCATAAGGTGCATTTGGCTAGGATTCCATGCAGATACGACCATTCTTCTGTCATCTGGATTATTTTTTAATGTTTCAATAACATTTCTTAATTGGTCTATACCGTGCCTTTCACCCACCATATCCCCATAATCTTGATTCCAAGCTCTCCATTGATACCCATAAATTGGACCTAGATCATTTTCATATAACTGTGCCTTTTTTCTAAATTCTTCGTTAGATAGCATCTCAATAACACCACCGTGGGAAAATTCAACAGCTTTGGGATTTGCCCACTCGTTCCAAATTTTACACCCCCTTTCTTGAAACCATCCCTTATCTGTAATTCCTTTAATAAAACCCTCTAATTCAATAGCTATTGTTCTATAAGGCATTTTTTTTGTTGTCAAAAGTGGAAATCCATCAGACATATTGTGTCTAAAAATTTCACAAAATGTAGTGTATGACTTTACACCTGTTCTGTTCTCTTTTTGTCGCCCTACAGATAAAACATTTTCCACTATATCTAAATATGATTTCATTTTAAATTCTCTCTAAAATTAAAAACTTGCGAAGCACTTACGGCAACTTTATTTTTTTCTTTTACTTTTGTTTCGTCAATTATCATGCTATCTAATTTTTGAGTCTGCAACGCTACTTTAACATTAAACTCTATTTTCTCATCTTCATCGTCTGCCCAAATCCTTAGAGATTCAAATATAAATGACTCCAAATCTCCTTTTGTTATATGAAATATCAATAGTGCTAATATTTCAACTGAATCATTAGATAGATCATCTATTTGAGACTCAACCTGAAAATCTCCAGTTTGTGAATCATAGTCTATTACTATTCTCCCAGACGAAGGCGGTTTGATGCTTTCTTCTAAAGATTCAAAATCAACCTTTTCTATAGAATCCAAATCAATTTTTTCTCTTTTTAAAGCATTGATGACTTTTTTAATTAATTTTTTCAAAAGGTTTCTCCTCTCATTCCTACCCATATAAGTCCAACGTTAGCCAAGGCATAAGAAATCCACACTAAAGCCCAAGCATAATCTTTTTTTAAGATATAGCAAATTCCTACAATCGCGTATAGGAAAAATACTATCATAGGCAAAAAGTTTATCAATAATTGTAATTTCATTTAAACACTACCATCAAAATGAACTCTATTTACTTTTACTGCTTTTGCACATTTAGGAAGATCTTTCAATGATGTAGCACCCACATAAGCACAGCAACTTCTTAATCCACCTTCAATATCATTCATAACAGTACCTGCTAAACCTTTATATGGTATCATCTTAATTCTACCCTCACTAGATGCATAAGAACTCATTCCGCCATTATGTTTTTTTTGAGCCTTTTCTGATGACATTCCATAAAAACTCAAGTGTGATTTTTGGTATTCTCCATCATCGTCAATTTCATATTCCCAATCACCCTCACACTCGTCTGTTCCCGCCAGCATACCGCCCAGCATCACAAAGTCAGCATTAGCCGCGAAAGCCTTACATACATCAGCAGGTATTCTACATCCACCGTCAGCACAAATCAGCCCCATTCTGCGTTCGCCATTTTTAAGACCATGAGCAGCATGACTACACTCAATAATAGCCGATAACTGTGGATACCCGACACCTGTTTTAAGTCGAGTTGTACAAGCACTCCCCGGACCAATTCCGATTTTTACTATATCTACTCCACCATGAAGGATTAGCTCCTGTACCATTTCAGGAGTACAAACATTACCAGCCATGATAATTGAATCATTAAAATAATGTCTAATCTTAGAACACCATTCAACAAATTTTTCAGTGTAACCGTTTGCAATATCAATACAAATATTAGGTGAGTGATGAATCAATGATTTTATTTTTAACAACCTATCAAGTTCATGATCACCCATGCCTACACTGATCCAAACATTTCTTTCAATATTGTAGTAGGCAAAATACTCGTCTATTGTTTCTGCATCATAATGTTTGTGCAAACACGTTACTGCATCGTGCTTGTTTAGTGCGGTCCCCATTTTGAAACTTCCAGTAGTGTCCATGTTTGCAGCCATAATTGGAAGCCCTGTCCATTCTTTTGTGGAATGAAAGAATTTAAATGTTCTCTTTAATTCAACTTCTTTTCTACTAGCAGCAGGAGACCTCGCTGGAACTAATAGTATATCGTCAAAATCTAATTTAGTTTCATCAACTATTTTCATATCATTCCTCCCAGTCGTAAGAAGTAAACCATTTGCTAAAATCTGATTGTTTTAATACAATGGCTTGTTTTCCACCCATATAGTATATTGGTTTAAACAGATTATTTTGAACCGAATGGTTATACAATTTTTTTACTCTTGGCGACCACATGATTCCCCATTTGATTTGATCTTTTTTAGATTCAATTAGCTTAATATGTTTCTCAAGATCATAATCTTTTGGTTTTTTCATATTAGTTCCACATTTAACTGAATTGTAAATAAACAATATACTTGCAGACTCTTTTACATAAGCCTTCAAGTCATTCTGTTTTAGTGTAAATTTACCAGAAGTAGGAACCCATTTTATTTCTAAAGGCTCATCTACAAGTTTAGCATCTAAACCTTGACCCTTTATTGATCCAGAAATTTTATAGTCTGCACCGGCTGTATTTCCTTTAGCTATAAATTCTCCATTATTATCACACCCATTATTGTCCCAAGATGAAACATCAAGCAAATCTCTGCTTTCTACTCTGTCTAGCCACTCATGAAAAAAGTATTTTTCTAACATTGTAGAAAATTTTATATCTTTTTTAAAAGTGTTACTGTCTCTATAATCAAATCTATTTGCCACTACTGCCAAACCCCTTATCTCCACGTTCACTTGATGAAAGATCGTCTACCTCGACCATACTAACTTCTGGCACTTGCTGAAATAGTATTTGTGCAATTCTATCTCCTTTTTTAATTTGAATATTTAAATTATCATCTGACAAAAGAGGTATTCCATGATTAGTATTATGTAAGCAAACCAAGACTTCTCCACGATATCCAGAGTCAATAACTCCTGCTAGAATGTCTGCACCATTTTTAACAGACAAACCAGATCTTGGCCAAATTAGCCCAACCCATCCTTCTGGAATTTGTAAAGACACACCAGTTTTAATTGTTTTTCTTTGACCAGCCTGTATTGTACAATCGTGCGTAGAATATAAATCCCAACCCGCATCAAATTGATTTGCTTTTGTGGGGATTTTGGCATCTTGATCTACAATTTTTACTCTAACTTTTATACCATCTATATGTACAGATTCAATATCTTTAAGTTTATTTAAAAGTGTAGATGCTCTCTGATGGTTTACAAGCATATTCATTCTAGACTCATGATCTTTGTGACTCATACAATTACCTCAAATAATTTCTAATAGCTTTTCGGCAGTTTTTTGCCAAGTTAAATTTTTACTAGTTTCAATTCCAGATTGATTTATTTCTGGTTTTGTTTTCCATTGCTCGTAAACATCTCTTAGATGTTGAACAAGCTGTTCATATGAGCTTCCTTCTAAGGATGCCCAAGTTCCATTATCCCCGGTGAACCATTTTGCATCATAAGCAGGCTCCTCTTCTGTTATATCTATCAATTTAGAATTTTGTACATTGCAAAACTGAGTATGTGCTGAATAATCTGTTATTATAACTTGTTTGCCACAAGCCATCATCTCAAGTGCTTCAAGATTCCAGCCTTCTGATTTTGCCGGAAAAACACCACAATAAGTTTGTTTCATTATCTCAGAAAGCTGATGCTGATATTGAACCCTTTGAATATTTTTGATTCTGCTGTCTTCATAAAGAGACTCCCAATAAGCTTTCTCTTGTTCGTTTAAAAATGGATTATGGGTCATCATCCAAAGTTCTACATTTTCATTTGAAGAAAAAGCGTCCTTGAATGCTTTGTGTAAAACATCATGCCCTTTTCTTACTTCCCATTTTCCACAATTAAAAAATATACATTTTTCTGTATTGTTTAAAGAGCCTGTTTCATTAAATATTTCTCTGTCAACACCACATTCTACCACATGAACAGCCGGTGATGTCCAATCGGGCACATTATATAGGATATCTTTAGCCCACTCGGACGATACAATAATTTCATCTGCTGATTTAAGATGTGTCAACCTTCTGTTGTCTAGTTTGTTTACCTCAAAGAAAGGCCAAGCAATAAACTTTCCTTTACCAACCCTGTATTCTAGTTGGTTTTCATGCCATATTTTTAGACATGTTGCATCGTGTTGTAAGTTCGATTGTTTATTAATATCAATTCGTAGCTGATATGTTTCTTCTTCACTCAATTCTACAGGAGGAACTATATTTTGAACATCTGGTATTGGCCAGAGCGTTACATCAAGCTTATCATTTAAGCTATTCAATTCTTTCCATACATTATACCCCACAACTCCATATCCTAAAGAATTTATGGGGACATTCAAATTAATCTTCTTCAACTGATTGATCCTCTAAAAAATAAGATGAAAAAAATAAAGCTATTCCAAGTTCTATTAACATGATTTTACTCCAAATAAAAAGCCATAGATACTACTCTATGGCAATTATACTCTTGCAAACTAAAAAACGTTTGGCAAAAGTATGTATATTAAGTTTTTTTGATTACATCATCATTAAGGTGTGTGATAATTTTAGATGCTGTGTTTTTAAATATAAACGGTGCAAACGAATGTGTTATGCAGCAAAATCCAGCTATAACTAAAAAAGCCCCTATATAAAGTGCATGTAACATGTGCTGAAAGTAGCTCATGCCGGTTTCTTTTAAATGTTTCATTCTATGTAAATCCCGTGGGGCCATTCCATAGGAATTCTCCAATCAAATCCATCCCATTCTTTTAAGCAATGGTCATGAATACAACTTGGGTCTCCTGAAATCCAAAAGGCTATATTTGGTTCTGAAAAACACGTTTGGTTGCAATGAAGACACTTATGGGTGCGTGGCATGATGCAAATAACTATTGCAAATGTAAAAATTATTAAACATAAATATAATATTTTTTTTAACATATTTTAAAACCATATATATTGCATAAAAAATGCCAGTTTGGATAATAAGGTACTGGCAAACCCCAGACAGCTTACGCTGCCAAAGCAAGATTTTCATCTGCAATTAAAAGTTTGATAGATTTTTATACTGGCCCTTCTATCAACCAGTGCATGAGATATACTACATCATATTGTGGATCGAATCTATTTCACCCCCTTAGTTTGGCAAGTGGAGGTGTGCGGTACTGCCCCGCAGTCTCCTACAACATCAATAATAATCTTTATACATGCTTTACCTCCAGCTTCTTACTCTAGCTACTCTATTGCCATCTCTGGCAGTAGCATCGCCTGTAAGTTTCATTTTACGATTTGGCACACAGGTGTTTGGAATTTTTCCATTAACACTATACCCCATACCTTCAAATCTTCCGATACACGGACCAACATGACAGTTTTTGTGATACTTAATCATATAGTCTGCTTCCGCTTGGCATTTTTCTTGGTCTGTTATAGCATCTCCCCATATAGAGTTATCTAGCGTGGGAAGTACCAAACAAAACATTAAGCTTAGTGTTTTAATCATAAATCTCTTCCTTGAATATTTCATTTACCGAAAAATCTTTTTTGCAAAATCCACCAAAAGCTTTTAATAATACTCTTGTGGTAGATTTTACCATCCTTTTCTTTTAGTCCAAAATGTTTTAAAGAACAGCTTTTACAAAACCAAAGAAAACATATTCTACATCTAAAGCTTTCTTCACAACTTATTTCTTTATCACATTCTGAACATCTCATATAACTATTCGCAACAAGACCGTTTTGTAAACTTAGCTAGTCTTGAACGAACAGGCTTTTTAGCGAATGCTGAACGCAAAGGCTTTTCTGCTTTAAACTTTTTAAATACATTGACTGGCATACATACTGTATTTTTAATAATCTGTGCTGATGCACAAACGGTAGCATTGGCAAAGTCTCTAACGGGTTGACACGCATCGTGTGCATTTGCATTAGAAGAGCCGAACATGATAGAAACGGCCAAGCAAAATCCAACTACATACTTCATTTATTTCTCCTTGTAAAAAATATAAAAACCAATAAAACTATTTTACTGGTGACTTCTTGTTCTTTTCTTTAAGCCATTTTAGTACTGCACTTGGTGGTTTTGATCCAGTAAATCTGCTAACTTCATTCCATGAATCTTTTTCTCTTTTATATAAAACAACAAGAGGTATGGAACTAGGTTTTGCTTTTTTTACCCAAGCAGCAGATGTTTTGTCCTTATCATCAACATCTACTATAAAATAACCCTTAGTTTCTTTTTTAAAATAATTTTGTATTTCTGCATCTGATTTAATTGATGCTTTTAACGCTCTACAGGGACCACACCATACAGCACTAAACTGCATAACAATTACGTCCCCCTCTTTATATTTTACTTCCTTATCTTCACTATCGTCCTCTTGTTTTGACAATAATGCAGATTTTCCAGAAAGTGAAATATATTCATCTAGATTTCTGTCACCATGACATGAACCTCCACAACAACCCATTATGACAACTCCCAAAATAATTAGTCTGATAATTAACGACATCTTAAACCCCTTTCGTGTTTTAGTGTTTAATAACCGTTCCTAACCTCCGTACATCTTTTTGTTTTTAATCCAAATATTTTTAATAGTAAAAATTCAAGTGTTCTCCAAAAATAGATAAGCTCTAGCACTGGATTTGTTAAATTTGTTATTGTACAATAATATTTATTGTATGGCTTTTTATGATGAAGTGCATGTTGATGTCTAGTTTGTACTATAGCAGTATCTTGCAAAAATTTTATAAACCAGTTGAGTTTTGAGATAGGCGTATGATTCCAACCATGAATTTCATTGCCTAGAAAACCAGCGATTAAAATTGTTGTTGCAAAAGGCCAACATGACCATCCATAAAAATAGTAAGCAATAAAAATTGCTATGGATGCTGGGATAGCTGTAATGTAGTTTCTTTGTATTGCATTACTCATTGTTATCATCCAATTAGGATGTTGATGATGAATAATATTAGGTTCTACTACATTCTTTCCTAACCCAAAAGGCCAGTCAGGTACGCCATATGTATCTTCTATCCAGTGTACTAAGCCAGTTATAAAGTCTGCCAGTATAACACACATAAATATTTTTATCACAAGCATTTCAACCCCATTCTAGTTGACAAAGCTAATTAAGCTAATACAACTATTAAAAAAATGGGGAGAATCCATCTCCCCGTGATCATTAGCCTCCAGCTAATACATTTGGCCACCAACCAGCAGCAACACCAATAAAGTATACACCGACTGCCAAGCCGCCAAAGAATGCGGTTCGTCTAATCAATCTATGCTTTTTAATAAATTGACCTAATGGCCCGTTAAATAATCGCATCTTAAAACCTCCAATTTTAAAATAATATAAAATTTGCTTGCACAGTGCTTGCAATTATTAAGATCACGCTTGAATATCTTTTAATATATTTTTAGCATCATCTTTTACTATATTGTGCGGCCTGCCGTCTGTTGCTGTATATCTAGATGCTCTATTCATATTAAGATGATCGTATATAGTCCAAGCTAAATCTTCTGGAGTGCAGCGACCATCTTCAACATCGTCTGCATTTGGACTTGACGACCCAATCGTTCTTCCCATTTCATATGATCCACAACTAATCATGAGGGGTGCTAGTTTGCCAAAATGATCACGACCTTGATTTTGGTTTACTTTAGGCGTTCTTCCAAATTCAGATGTTACAATTAGCATCACTCTTTCATATAGACCTCTTGATTCTAAAGTATCCATTATTTTTGCTAAGTAATGATCTAGCTCTGCTTGTTTTGTCTGGAGTGACTGGCCAATATTTTGGTGCATATCCCAGCCTCCATAGCTTAATGATACAAATTTAGAGCCAGCTTCTAGCAATCTAATTGCAGTAAGTGCATCTTGTCCAAGTGTAGCTTCTTTAAATTTATTGTAATCTTTATCTTCTTCTACCCTGAATGCCTTTGATCCATTTCCAAGAATAATATCTACTGATTGATTACGTAAATCTCTCCAGTCCTTAGCCAATTGTTGATCTTTTGCTTTAAAACTATTGTCTATGACATTTAAAACATTAATTCTTGTTTTAAAATCTTCACTTTTACGCATGAGTTGTAGGTCTTTTCTACCCTCTTTGGTTGCATCGAACCCAGTATATTTACCGCCTAACCAAGCTGCACCATTATGGTCATACTTTCCTAGTTTTACATATGTAGGAAGTCCATCGTCTGTATTTACACCATGATGTTTGCTCATCATAGATCCATAGCTAGGCCATTTAGAACTTGTTCCAGCACCAAAATTTGCTTCTCCAGTTACAACCCAATGAACGGCAGATGCGTGATTTTGATCTCTGTGACCAAAAGCTCTAGGTATAACTATTTTATTTGTGCGTTTTGAAAGCTCTTTAAAAAGACCACCCAATTCTATTCCAGCAACATTTGTTTTTATATCGCCAGTTACAGATCTCCTGTCAGCAGGAGCAAGAGGTATAGGATTAAAAGTCTCAATATGACTAGCCCCACCACCAAGAAAAAGGAACAATACTGCTGGATCGTCAGTCTGCTTATCGTCTGCGATAGTCGCTGTAACATTTCCGAATGCATATGTACCTACTCCTAACTTTATAAAATCTCTTCTTTTCATAGTTGATATCTTCCTTTTATAGCTCTATAGTTTTGAAATAATTCCTTCTCACCTAAAGGACGATTATAAATTCTAACAGTAAGAACATTTCCGTCTAAGAAACCCCCACCAGCACCGGGTTCTGTGCCGATATTAATGTCTCCAGTTCCAGTGTAGCCGATAACGGTTGAAGCGATACTATCCACCACGCCATTCAAAGCAATAGCTATTGATGGTTCCAGCATTAATTGTGTCTGAGATACTATGAGAGCGACATGATATATTGTACCCGTACTCAATGCGGAAAAATCTGGTTGTTCGGCAGATCCAGTTATAAAAGTAACGAGTTTAGAATTAGTATGCACTCCAAGAAATATTCTACCAGTACCCGATCCGGCCTCTTGAGAAAATATCGTCCTCGATCCAAGCGAGTCAAACTTTACAACTGCCTCGTAAGTAAAATTAGTAGAATTTTGAGGTGTTGGCAAACTTCCTAGTGATATTGCTACGCGATCATTAGTGCCATCAAATACAATACTACCGGCATTCGCGGTGTCAAAGGTGGGGCTATTGTGTAATGTGCCATTATTGTTTCCTGCAAGATCAGTCCACGTAGTCCCCGCACCCGGATAACTTCGATCATTAGCTGCGTCCAAGCAAAGGACCAGTCCATCTTCAACTATATCAGGTCCAGCATTGCTTCCCATTATTGATACCTCCCTTTTGTTGCTCTATAATTTTGAGCTATTTCCTTTGCAGACATGGCCTGATTATAAACTCTAACGATAGATATTTTACCGTTCCAGTATGTAGCAGCGGGGCTTGAAGGAGTTCCTCTACATCCAATGACTGAACCTCCTCCTGCTCCAAAGTCTAAATCATTTCCTTGGGCAGTGTTTGGAGATCCTACTACGGCTATAGAACCATTGAGATAAATATCTTGTACCCCCGCAGCTTTTACGCAGGTTAAGTTCGTCCAAGATCCGCCGCCAAAAGGAACAACACTAGCTGTATCGGTAATAGAATTGTATCTAGTTGTAATTCTATATGCAGTTCCATTCATTCTAATTTCTATATACTCTCCTGTACCATTGTTAAAATTAAATAGAGCGAAACTAGAGTTATTTGCGTCAGGGTCCATCCAGATGTCTACAGTAAACTCAGTGTTTGTACTAGAAAAACTGGAGGCATCTAAGTTGGTAGTAACGTGATCATCAGTTCCATCAAACACTATTCCTCCACCGTTCTCGGCACTAAAGCTTGGGCTATTGACAAGTGTTCCATTATGTTGTTTCGCAGAACGGTCAGTCCACACAGTACCCGCACCCGGATAACTTCTTTTATTAGCAGCATCCAAGCAGAGTACCAACCCGTCAGTTATTATGGAAGGATTATAACTAGTCCCCATCAGATAAACCTCTTCTTGGTAGCTTCATAATGATTTAAAATTTCTTTTTTTGTTAATGCTCTTCCGTAAAAAAGAATCTGTGCTACAGAGCCGTCTAAATACTTGTCATTAAGCACACCTATTCTTTGAGGCCATGTCGCCGGATCGGTAGCAGTTGATGCTGCCCCATAAAATAACTTATCTCCTGTTCCGCTATAAGTTAAAGTTTGGGGTTCACCATCAATGTACATTACCATGTCTTCAATTAAATCGTTCCAAACAAAAGCACCGTGATACCATCTGCCGGTATCCACATTGGCGGCGGCACGCTGACCAGTTCTTCTAGCACCGCTTCCAGCACTTCCTCCATCGCCAATTTGCATGGACAATTTTGCTGATGCATTAATATTGACAAAGAATCCATAGTACCTAGTACTGTGCCAACGCAATGAGAACAAACCTTGTGCTGATGAATTTTGATCAATCTTAAACCAGCACAACATGCTAGTAGGAAAGCCCGGATTTAGTGTCTCTGAATTAAAAACAATATAGTCATCAGTGCCATCAAATGTAAATGCACCACCATTCTCGCTCGTAAACCCCACCCCATTTGTTAAAGTTCCAGCAACTGGATCTTGAGGTTGATTGTTATCTGTAGTAACACTATTTGGCCTAAGCTTAACAGGCTGATTTACAGGAAGTGGTCCGAACAACAACAGATCATTCGCAGATGTACCGGCCCCGGAATAACAGCGAGGATTGGCTGCATCTACAGCAAACAAAAGGCCATCTTGAGAAATTGAGGGAGAATGTGCTAATCCCATTACTCCGACTCCTCTACCCACCAAACTCCATCATTAGCATTAAGAATCGCCAGAATCTCACTATGAGAATACTCTTGACTCTTGGTAGTGCAGGCGGCTACACTTGAAGGCATGTCACCTTCATATTTTACAAATGTCAATGTCTCATCTATGCTTTTGCGTACAGTTGAAATAGACGTTTCTAAAACCTGATCAAAGTCTATCAAACCTAAATCACTAACTGAAATTATCACGTAATGTCTATGATCATAATTACTATGGCTCATTTTTTTTCCTTATATAAGTTTTTAATTTAACCTTTTACCGGTGAAGATGCACGCCATTGCCAGCAACTCCAATATCTTGCTTTCCATTTTGGTCCGGGATTAGAACAATTATGTCTTGCTCTAAAACTTTTTCTTCTTTTTGGGTCGTCTCTTTTTATTTCCATGTTTGGGTCGCCAAAGTTTACTTTTACTACATTACCCTTTTCATTTTTAACGTAGACAGAAAATTTCTTGGGACCATCTGGAGTTCTGAATGGTTTATTTAGTTTAACTTTTTTACCATCTTTTACGGCAGCGTCTTGCCATGTCATTGTAGGTGGAGCAGTAACCTGATTCTTTCTAACAAAAGAAGTGTGCTCTTTCTCATCTTTTTTCTTTTTAGCTTTGAATTTACTAGGTGGTGATGCTCCGGGTTTATGCCAATCTGCATGTTGTTTTTTAAGCTCTTTTTCTACAATCTTTTTTGGCAAGCCATAACCTTCTGTTTGCTCTTCTGCCCTGACCAGCCTTCTTCCATTTTTGCTATAAACCCCCGGTCTTTCAAAATAATATGTTTCACCAGTAAATGGATCTTTATAAGCATAAGATGCTCTGGCATCTTCTCCACCATGTTTTCTATACCAATCAAAAAATTCTTTTTCTGTTTTTCCCGGTATATATAGAATTGAATTATCAGCCGTAACAGACTTATGAACTCCATCCATGCCCAATTTCTCTGCCATTTTCATGGCCTTTTCCTTGGATACAAAAATGTAGTCTTCCATTGGTCCTGCTTTTTCTTCAGAGCTTTTTGTCTTGTTTTTACGCAACATTTCAAAATCTTCTTTGGTAATTTTACCGTCTTTATTTTTATCAAGAGCTTCTTTTTGCTTTTCCGTCATCGCTGCTTTTGATGATCTGGGGTGAGAAGATGGTAAAAGATCGTTGTCTTGTTTGTAATTAGGATTGCTTGGTCTTCCATTTCTAAGCAAATATAAAAATGCATTCACTCTTGCCATAGCCCATCCATCTCTGCTCATTTTAGGTGCATGACTTGTGCTATAAGCACCTGCACCTCTTCTGTAAACGGCTTTTAAAGCACCCAAGGAAGCTTTACTTCCCTTGCCTTTTTTGTTGTGTTCTGCAATCTTACTTTTTAATCTGTCAATTGTCTTTTGACTAAAAGTTATTTTACCCTTGTCGTCTTTAGCACTATCTGGTTTATTTTTCTTAGAGCCTTTTTTCTGATCTTTTTTAGGTGCTGGTGTTTTGCGTGGATCATTTGGTCCCGGTTTACCCCTTTGAAGAGCCTCTGCATGGTCTGCATAACATTCTACTTCAGCCTTACTCATTTCTTCTCTTAGCTTTTTTTCATACGCATCATGAGTTTTTCCGGGCATATATACTTTCTTTTCAGGATCTTTTTTGCTGGGATGATCATGGATACCATCAAGCCCAAGCTCTTTCGCACGCTTCATTGCTTCTCCGGGATTATCATAAACATCTCTTTGAAGCTCTTTAGACTGTGCTCTTTTCAATTGTTCTTGAGTAGGTCTGCCTTCTTTGACAGTTTTTGCAGGTTTGTAGTTTTTGCCTTCGCGTAGCTTTTTTCTTCTAATGTTTTCCCAAAGACCCGGACGGTTGTTCGCCCAATCCCATTCTTCGTCATCATCGCAATTACAATCAGACTCTAAATACTCTGAGTCTTTAGGAATATAAAAATTTGATTCATTAATTTCTTCTGTAAAACCATCAGTCAATGCAAGCATTGCACCACAGGCCATTCCGTCTGAAAAGCTCATGCCTTGTTGATATCCACATTCTAGCACATATTCTATCTCAGCTTCAGAAAGCTCAAACCCTTGGTCATATGCCATTTGAGAAAACTTTTTTGGCCCCTCTATTGCTATTCCTTGCTTGATTGCTTGCTTTTTAGCATCTCTTCCTGTATAGCATTTTCCTTCATCTCCCCACTTCCATCCGTTTTCACTACATTTTTTCAAAGGCATTTTATTTTCCCCTTATAAAATTTATAAACTTTGTAAAAAAGTTCTTTTTTGATTCTGGTTTCTTGAGCTTAAATTTTTTATCAAAATTGTATATTTTTTTAGCCTTTTGCCTATACATGTTTTGAGATTTAAAAAAATCACTATCGCTTAAATTAGAGTCTCCACGCATATTTTTCCTAACCAGTAAATAAATGCTGCTGTTAAAAATCCTAAAAATAAACCATATAAAAAAGAATTATCATGCTCTTTAACAGCAACAAACTGTTTATTTGGTAAATCTTCTTTATTGTTCAAAGCACGCAATCTTGCGTCTTTCATATCTGCTTCAGTGAATAGATAGTCACTGTCGTTTTCTTCTGTTCTTATGTGGTAGTAGAAGGGGTTGGCTGATCTATACTTGTCTTTATTTGTTAATCGGTAAATTGTGGAATATTTGAACATAAAGTTACCCTTTCATCTAATTAAAAACGGTATTCTATATGTTATATACACCTTTTAAGTTAATAAAAAAGAGCCGATAATGTAAAAATACAATTATCGACTCCTTTATTTTGTGGACCTATTGGGAATTGAACCCAAAGCCTCTATGAGTTAGTGCATGAAAGATAGTAATGAAAGGAATTAAAATCTAACTTTATCATAGAGAGACACCAGTCGGTCCTATTAGAATGGGACTTCTTCCTGAATTTCTTCTGTCTGATTGCTTTTACTTTTTGTGGAGCCAGAAGAACCACTAGACCTTGGACCAAGGTTGACCTTTTCTGCGACTACACGCAACTTAGATCTATTGACACCTTCTTCTGTTTTCCAAGTATCAAGACTCAATCTTCCTTCAACCATAACAAAAGTTCCTTTTGTAAGGTATTCAGACAAAGCTTCCGCTTGCTTACCCCAGAGTGTAATGTCTAGAAATGTAGGCTCTTCTTGACGCTCTCCATCCTTAGACCATTGACGATTTGAGCATAGCCCTACATCTGCTACTGCTGTACCATTGGGCGTATACCTGAGTTCAGTGTCTCTAGTAACTCTACCTGAACCGACCCACTTATTAAGATCACTCATTTACATATTCTCCACAAATTAAGTTAAATACTAGTTCCGCGATAACGCAAAGCTTTACGTGCCAAGCGTCTTGCATAGGTTGTTCCATTGTTACGAATCAACCTTCTAAATTCACCAGCAAACTGAGTGTGTGCTAGTCTACCAATTACCTCTCTTGTCGTAAGAGATCCAGTGCTCCAATTGGAGATCATTTTGCTAACCTGACGATCTGATTCAAGCAAAAGTCCCCAATTAACAGATTCAATAGTCTTCATTGAAAATCCTTTCTATAAAAAAGTTAAAGTTGTTCACTCTTGTTATACAATACAATTATACTGTGGTTTCCACATATAAAAATTAATCTTCTGATTTTGTCGTTGATTCAAATGGATTCGGCAAAGCAACTTGTGTGGTCTCAGTATTTGCTACTGGTTCTGGTGCAAAAGGTGTTACTTCGCTTTGTTCCTTTACAGAACTTTTGCACTCAGCAAGGTGTTGCTCTAGTTGCTGTGCATATTGTGTAGCCTGAACCGCCTGTGCTTTAGCTGCTTCCAATTGTTCTTCTACTTGTGCTACGTATGCTTCTGCCATTTGATTTAGCGTTACTGCCATTTTATTATTCCTCACTTGTTATAAAAAGTTTTAATTGATTTGATTCTAGTATTATCTATCTGGATTATATCCACTACATCTCTAGATGTTGAAATGTCTTCTTTTGTTTTTGTGATTATATAGTTTATAAAAATAACTTTGTTCTTATAGGCAACCTCTTGAATACTGATACTGATCATGTCGTATTCTTTAAATATGCTCTCATTATACAATAGTAATTGATTTTTGCCCGATATAACACCATTAGAATTTGAAAAAATTATAGAATCTGAATACGTTTCTTTTAATTGGTTTAGATCCTTTGCAGCAAAAGCTGACAAATATTTTTTTGCAAAATTAACCCATATCATTTGCAAACTCTCCTGAAAGCGGTTTACCATTTCTTTGCTCTATATCAATATTATACTCTGCAATCTTGTCACGCAATACTTTTTTGTTGAAATCTATAAAATTTACTGCCCATTTTTTATTTTGATCTATAACATTAATCAATGTAGGCACACAAGAGTACAAAGATTGCGGTGTATCTTCATCTAGTTTGTTTTTATATACAAATGATCCAGCGGCCTCTGAAAGATCCATACTAATCCAAAACATTTCCCCATCTAAAGATGTTGATATAATTTGTTTTAACTTATCTGTTTTAAATATGTAGGGGCATTTAAAGAATATAGAACTTTTATCTGGATGTATCTCAGAGTTTTTATCAGCAACGGAATTAATATTTCCCATTTCAGTTAGTCTGCAATATGACAATTGATTTTTAATACAATCTTGTTTTAAGTAATTTACTTTACTATCATCTATTTTTTCTACTAACAAATTATTGTTAGGAACGAACACTATATATTCATCATCGAGTTCAGATAAATAATTTAGAATTGTTTCTTTTTGTTTAGTTTTATCCAATGGAATGATCAATACATTCTCATTTTCAGTAAATTTTTCAATCTCTCCAATTTGTATTTTCTTTAAATCTTCTTCTTGATTGTCAATGCAAAATACATATTTCATTTTAACCTCCATACGAGTTCAGCTTATCTACAATATATTCTATGTCAGATTCTGATAGTTTAGGATACAGAGGAACGTAGAAACCGCACCTAGCAAGACTAGCAGATATAGGATAGTCAGAGGTGGCATAAGACCTCAAGAAAGATTGCTCACTCATGGGCTGGAAATATGTTCTTGAATCAATTCCATAATTTGCTATGTGCTGTCTAATATCATCTCTTTTTTGTTCAGAGTCTGTGAGTATAGGCATAACCCAAACTCCAGAATTTTCTGTTGGGACACTTCTTCTTGCAATATTCATGTGAGAATTTTTAAGCATCCATTCATAAAATGACCTAATTTTTCTTCTTTTCTCCATAAATGCATCTGCCTTTTTAAGTTGTTCAAGACCGATGCTGGCCTGCATGTCTGTCATTCTATAGCCAAACGCTCTTTCGGTATGGCAAAAATGTTTTCCGGGAGTAAATGCGTGCATTCTTACTCTGTCAAGTCTATCTTTGACTTCTTTGCAATCTGTTACAATCATACCGCCTTCGCCAGTTGTAATATTCTTGTTAGAATAAAAACTGAATATGGCAAGTTCAGCGAAAGATCCTACGGGTTTACCATCTAATGTAGCAAAGTGTGATTCAGCACAATCTTCGATTACTTTGATGTTGAACGAATCACAGTAATCTACAATATCTTGTATATCAGTAACGGGTTCTCCATAAGTATGAACAACAATTACTGCTTTAGTTTTAGGAGTGATCACTTCTTTAATTTTATTCAAAGAAATATTTCCAACATCAGATTCAGGATCTGAGTCACAGTAAACTGGATTAGCACCAGCGAGCAGAACAGAGTTTCCCAAAGCAACCATAGTCAGATTGGGTATAACAACATCGTCACCTTCTTTCACATCAGCAACATGAAGTGCCAGATGCAATGCTGTAGTTCCTGAATTGCAAGCAGATCCGTATTTTTTGCCACAAGTTTTAGCTACTGCATCTTCAAATTCAGCTACTCTTGGACCTTGAGAAATCCAGTCATTTGTTATACATCTTCTTAATGCCGCTTCTTCTTCTTTTCCGATTTGTGGCTCGGCAACCCAAATCAATTTTTCTGCTGATTTATTTAGTATGGGGTCCATGTTATTCTCCGTATTCTATATATATTTTTTTGCCACTTTTATTATAGTAGTAGGCAGATTCTTTATTGTCAAAAGTAAATGCTTTTATTATATGCGATATATCTTTTGCATCCTCAAGGTCTTTTCTAAAATAGATGTTACCACCATTGTTAGGCTTTGTTTTATATGTACCTTTTAGTATCTTATTAAAGTTTTTCTTGAACATATCAAACAATAAATCCATACATCTTTCATACAAAGATTGAGATGTATCGCTTGGATATATCAATGTTTTTCTTATTTGAATTATAGGACCACTATCAATGTTGTGATCTATGACATGAAGACTTACGCCTGTATGTTTTTCTTTATTTATTAAGGACCAGCTATATGCTCCTGCCCCTCTATAGTCTGGAAGAATACCCGGATGAAAGTTTACACATCTTTCTTTAGATTCAATGAACTTTTTATCTATCAGAGTATCGTACAGAGTTGATATGAATATTTCACAATCTTCTATAGATCCTAACTCAAACCCATCAGGCATATTTGACTTAGCCCATTCTGTACATCTAGACCCTATCTCTCTGGATGATGCAATACATACCTTTTTCACTTGTCAATTTCCTTTATTATATTCTTGCAAAAATTTTCTAGGCTGAATCTTTCACAAAATTTTCTTCTATCTTTCAAAGAATATCTTGATGGTCTTTCTTCCCACATTTTTTGCAGTGATTCTTTCATTGATTCATATGTTGGCTTAAAATAATTTGCACGATCTCCAAAGTAATCTTTTGCTCCCATATACGGAGAATTGCATATTAAAACCTCTTTGCCTATGTAATATGCTTCGACCAGAGACATTCCTCCTGTTGAAGCCTCATACCACGGGCATATCACAAATGAAGAGTTAGCAATCCATTGTTTATACTCATCCCAATCTTTTATGGTTTTATCTTTGCCTCTTCCTCCATGCTGATACGGAATGTTTAGTTCTGAACAAGCACGTTCTGCCCATCCAGCATGTCTATCTGGGATCGCTCTAAGTGGATCACAAACATAATCAAGATCTAATGTTTGGTGCTCAAAAAATGGTGCGTATGCGGGTATTGATTTTGTTTTTTCCAAACCAACTCCCCAATGTTGTAAGCATCTGTATCGTTGCCCCTCAGAAGGAACAAATACTTTTTCACTTACATTGCAAACTCTGCCAAGTCCAGACCAATCATAACCTCTATCATGTCTAGGGTTCGTAATCCATTCATAACAGTCCCATACATAAGTAAAAAATGGAACATCTGGAAATCTTTTTTTGATGTCAATAAGTGCATTGTGTGTATTTTGATCGCCCATCTGCAAACATATATGTAGGTCGCAATCTTCTGATGGTCTATCTGTTATTTCATGACCTTGTTTTTCAAACTCTTCCAAGATGCTTTTCATGTAAGGAGCACCCGTCCAAAATGCAAATATTTTCATGATAGATCGCCTATTGTATAAAATGTAGAGGATGCGGTAGCTGTATCTGTTGTTCCATATTCAAGACATAGAATACATTTAGAAACTCTAAGCAATTCGTTTTGTATTTTTTCCCATTCAAACCATCCTAAATTTTGAACGACCATAATCATAACACTGGTACATATTGCCACATCAAACTCATTGTCTTCAAACGGCAAATGCTTTAAGTTTTCACAATAAAATTCATAGTCTGGATATTTAGATTCTGCTAAATTTATAAAATCTTGAGATTGGTCTATTCCAACGTATCTACCAGACCAGTCTTTTGGGAGTAAATCAATACCTCTTCCGTATGCACAGCCAGCATCTAGTATGTCATATACCCTTCCTTTTAAAAATTTTTTCTTTAATATTTTTTTAATTATATCTTTATGATCTTTGCAAACCTTTTGCCATTCTTGTTCTGGTGCTCTAAAAACAGAGTGCCTTATATCTCCGGTTATTTTAGAATCATCTATTCTTTGTTTCCAAAATTCAGATGTATCTACTAATTTATTTCTATCTGTATTCATTTAAAATCTCCGACAATTCTTTACATCTATGGAAATAAGAATGTTCATTTACAATTATACTTTGACATTTTTTAGCCATATTATTTCTTTTTTCATGGTTATTGATGTAATAATTTATTTTATCTTTTAGTTCTTCATAATTTTTATACATTGCTAAATTTTCACCAAACTGTTTTTTTAACTCGTAAGACTCTGGGTGTAATACAAAAGCACCCCTACCCGCCAAAACATAAAGTCTATTTGACCAGTAAAGATCAGTGGCTGGCGGCATCGCAAGCATGATTTTATTTAAATGGCACACTTTGGTAAGAGATTCTTTCCAGTATATATTTGTAATGTCTGGTTTCCAGTTTTTAAAATCAGATTGCAGCCTTGTTATGTAATTTGATCTTGTGCTATATCCACAACTACAATTTTTCTTAGGACATGTTGTTCCAATAAAAGAAAAATCTTTTATTCTGTTTGAATCTGACCATGTTGGCACACAATCATCGAGACCTTGCCTTAGTATTCTTAGGTTTTCTTTGTTTTCTTTTTTTACAAAATCGCCATCTGTAAAAAAACCAATTTTAATATTATCCTTTATCATGGATACATATTTATCGTTTAATGGAAAACCTTTATTTATTGGATCAAAGTACCAGCAAATACCATCCCACTTATTGCAGACATATTCTACGTAATCTTCACATGGAAGTTTATGAAATAAAACATAATCATATGCTTCATCTATTTCATCAAGACGTTTTTTATCGTCTTCAAATGATACTAAATCAAATTTATCAACACTACAATCATGAAGAGTAAGACCTTTGTATATTGCACCTTCATCATCGTTATTTGACTGGCCATGTTTTGCAATATATAGTATTTTCATTGTATCTCCTTAATTAAATCAGAACATCTATTTAAATAGGAATGTTCATTGATTATGATACTGTGTGCTTTTTGTGACATACTTTGCCTTTCTTCATGGTTTACTAAAAAATAATCTATCTTTTCTTTTAACTCTTCATAGTCTTTATAAAAAGCCATACTATCCCCAAATTGTTTTTGTAATTCAGAAGAATATGGATGAAGAACAAAAGCACTTCTTCCTCCTAGTAAGTAAACACGATTAGACCAGTAGTGATCAGTAGCTGGTGGCATTGCAAGCATAATTTTAGTTTGTCGGCAAACAGAGGATAGGTGTTCTTTAAAAATATCATACTTGTTGTGTGGTCTCCATCCTATAAAATCATTTTGAAGTTTCTCAAGATATTGTTCTCGCTCTAAATATCCACCATGACCAATAGTTCCAATAAAAATAAAAGGTATTGGTTCAGCACCTAATCTGTATGCTACATTAGGAACAAATACATTGTTATCATCAGCTAAGTCTAAACCTTGTCTCAAAAGTTTTACATTATTTTTGTTCTGACTATTAACAAAATCACCATCCGTAAAAAATCCTATATTAAAATAATCTTTAACTAAATTAACATAGTCGTCATTACTATCAAACCCCTTACCAATAGCATCAAAATACCAACATACGCCCTTCCATTTATTACAGACATATTCCACATAATCTGCATCTGGAAGTTTATGAAACAAAGCAAAATCATAATGGTTACTGATATTATCTAATATCGGCTTATCTGTTTTGAAATAATTTAACTGAAATCTATCAACTTTATGTCCCAATAAAGTCAATGATTCATATATTGAACCTTCATCATCATTATTTTGTTGGCCATGTTTAGCTATATATAATATTTTCATAACAACTCTTTGTAGAATCTTTCGGCGGTTTTTTCGGGTGTAAAGTTATAGCAATGATTCTTGCAGTCTTCAACTGATCTAAAATTTCTATTTTCCCAGTTGTATTTTATTAAGTTTTTAAGTTCTTCATATGTATCAAAGTAGTCAGCAAAATCTCCACAATAGTTTATCAATCCATTTTTTTTATTTGATATACATTTTTTCCCTAAGTTCAACGCTTCTAAATTACCAAGCCCTCCTGTTGAAGTGCAAGATTCTGAAACAATAGTAAATGTACACTCACTAATTAGTTTGTAGTAATCGCTTATCTCTACATCACAAGGCAGTCTTGTTCCGTCCGATCTTTTTACTGATCTTTTATCTGTCTCTTTATACGGTATGTCTAATTCATTACATGCTTTGTTAGCCCAATTCCAATATGGATCAAATTCATATCTCGGTGAACAATTTAAAATATAATTTTCATCTTTTATATTAGGTGTTTCAAAAAATTGAGCATATATTTCTACAACTTTGCTTTCTAAACCACAAATATCTTTAACCATTTTACGAGTAGAATCACTAGGAACCCACACTTCATCACACATTTTTAATATTTTAATTGTATCTTGATATGAATCATATTCGTACATATCAAATATATACGCTATGTATTTAGTTTTCCTAAATTTAGAAATAATACTGTTATAAATATCTTTGTGTGGTACTATTGCATTTGATCCAAAATATCCAAGAAAGCAAACATCAGCTTCGGAATACAAATCAAATGTAATATCAATTTTTTCTGACAGAAATTTTATAACTGGAGAAAAAAATAATTCATTGCTATATTTTAGCTGTTTTGCAGAATATTGAAGCGTGCTTGGCAATACTTTTAATTTCATCTCTCGCCTTCACTAAATATAACTAATTGGTACTCTAAAACTGTTTCTTCAAGTGTTTTTATTTTTTGGTCTAATCTTATTCTGGCATCATAGTGTTTCTTTAACTCTTGTATAGTGGTTAGTAATACAGATTTTGCCATATTTGTTTTATCATTGTCATGATAACCGCCGCAATCTTTACATCGTTCTCTCATTTTATCTGGCCTTAAACATATACATAGTTTTCACATTGTCAACTGGTTCAAGAAAATCATTGACTAAATTGTAGTATACCCTATATGGCAAAGTAGGATGCTTTACTCCGGGTCCGAAATCATGTATGAATATTTTGCCTCTGGGCTTTATTAAAAACATACTAGCAAATGCACAAGCCACTCTTGCTCTTCCATCAATAAAAATAATATCGAATTTATGATCTGTCAACAACGATGGTGCTGTAACATAATTGCAAAAATCTTCAAGAGTTCCATCGTCTGCTTTTATATTTTTAGTTATTTGCGGCTGGCCATTTTCGTCTTGACCGACAATGCTAAATTGATTTTCCCAGTCTGGTATATTTGGCGTTGCAAGAATGTACTCAACAGATTTTTTTAGTTGAGGTTGTAGCTTATCATACCACTCAGGATTATGCTCAACAGATACTAATTTCTTAACTTTATCTTGTAAATGCAGCGTAGAGTTTCCAGACCCCCATTCCAAAACCTTATGGCTTTTTTTAACGTGGCTCATGAAAAATTCTTGTTCTTCTTTATCCATCCAAAATTCATTTTCTGACATATATGTAATCTCCTCTTAAAAATTCACCATTTTTTTGTGGTCTACCTAGATTCCATCTGCGTGCAAGATAAAACCCATTGCTAACAAGAAAGTCATTCACTTTTTTAATATACCCATCTCTATTGTTAGGGTCTTCCATGACTTCTAAATTCATACATAAAACACGATCAAGATATTTTTCAAACCCCATTAACATATCATATTCACCGCCTTCTATGTCGGCCCACAAGACTATATTATTTATTTTGGGATTGGCCTCTATGAAGCTATCCATAGTTATAGCATCTACATTATAGCTTTCTATATTGTCATCTTCTTGTCCAAAACAAGTTCCTTGATTAATTGATTTATTATAAAATTTCAATTTTTTATTTTCATTAGATAAAGCAACATCAAATAAATCTCCGGGAAAATCATTTTTAGTCTGAAATTCAAACGCTTCTTTTGAAGGTTCAAATCCAATTATTTTCAAATCGGGAAAATCAATTGAGATTTCTTGTGCTTCATCTCCATTGGCTGGTCCTGCAACAATAAAATATTCTGCTGTTTTTGGAATATAATTATAAATACTTTTAACTTGACCATGTGCATAAAAATGGGAATAATATTGATCAGATAAAAAACTCATATGTGCTTGTGCCATATCATGCTTAGTGACCTTTTTCATCTTTAACATGCAATTCATGCAATAACATCTATTTTTTGACATGTAATTGCTCCAAATATTTTTCTCTTAGTAAATCTCCAGTGTTCTGAGATGCCCATGACTGTCCGATTTTTGAATATTCTGAAATATCTTTACCGGCCCATTGGTCAATAGTCTTTGCTATATCTTCTGGAGACATGATTGCATTTCTTACTTTTATTCCAATCCAAGGAAGCTCTGTATTAAAATAACCAGACACAGGTATTAGTGGTTCTTTTGGTAGCCAAGTATTAACTGGAGAGCGATCTCCTGCCATAACGAGCATACCAGCAGCATGGGCTTCTTGCAGAGGCAGAGAAAGTCCATTGAACTTCTCTGGAAATAAAAACACATCACCCGTAGACCACAGTTCTTTAAAAGGAACGTGTCTTTTTTCTATAGAAACCCTGTGATCCGATATACTATCTAGTAGTTGTGCTATATCTGGGTTGGCATCAGGTTGTACTCTTATGATAATTTTTATATCTTGAGATTTTATCAACGGCAGAGCTTTGATTATTTCAGCAGTGCCATTCCTTGAGTATATTCCACCATGCCCAACATTGTGAACAAATACATTTGCACGCTCTCTTAATTTCCATTCTACATCTGTTGGCGATGGAACGGGAATAAAGCATGAGTCATAATCTTCATAATATTCAAGATCAAGAAGAGATGGACATATAATCTTATCCATAAACACAAGATGAGATCGTGGTGTTGACTCATACATTGGCATAAGAACAACACGCTTGCCCATAGATTGTGCTAACTCAACTATAGACCAATCAAATGGGTCTGGTAGTGGAGCCTCCAATATAAAAAGGGTATCGACAGAATCAATAAGCTCCTTCTCGGAAAGAACTACATCTTTTCTGTCGTACCATTCTGGATGAGATTCAAATTTAGGATGACCAGCTATAAAGACTTTATCTATTATTTTTGATTCATATAAATTTTTAGCTAGTATGCCTAGTCCAGATTTAGTTGCAAATACTATTGATCCTGTTCTTGACACACCGCACCTTCAATTTTTTGCCAGTCATTTTCTCCCCTAACATCTACATTATACTTCCAAATCATCTTTAAAATTTCACAATTAACATTATTTTCATCAAATAGTTTAATCATTCCATTAAAGTCTTTTGGAAAACATTTTCCACCAAACCCCATAAGACCATCGGGGCCGGGAACATTCCAGTGTAGCTCTCCAAGTCTAGGGTCTGACTCTATAGCTGCGTCAATGAATGTTTTGTAATCCATTCCCATAGCTTGACAAAGCTGATAGATGTGATTGGCAAAAGAAACTTTTACAGAAAAATAAGTATTGGTAAGATACTTTATCATCTCTGCCTGAGTATTAGTTACAAAGATAGATTTAGAATCAGGCCACATCGAGTTATGATAATCAAGCAGTAGTTTTTTAGTTTCAGTTTCAGAATCATCAATGCCTATAACATGAAACTTACTATTGCATAAATCATCATATGCGGTTCTTTCTGTTAGAAATTCTGGATTAGTTACAAAGATTAGATTTTTAAATTCTTTTTTAAAAGATTCTGTGGTCTTTGGAACCATCGTTGATTTTAACAAAACGACAGGTCTTTTTTTATGTGCATCTGCATAGAAATTCAGGAGTTGTACACAACCTCTGACTATATCAGTATAACAATTTCCTTGATAGTCCATCGGTGTTGGAACGCAGACATAGATAAGATCGCTGCGTTTTACAATGTTGCTGTAGGCATTATTCATATCTGTATCATCTTTTAAATCATAAGATTTTACAGGATATTTACTTCTTGTTTTCAAAAACTTTTCTATTGAGCCGCCTACAAAGCCTCTTCCAATAACTCCAACATTCATATTCACATCCTTTTAGTGGTATAAAACAACACGTCATATAAAATTATACTCGGTATTATTCAACTTTGTTCCACCAAATCTTAGGAGAATCAGAACACATCTGTCTTAATTCTTCTATGCCATACTTTTGAAGATCATGAAAAGCACCAATATTATCACTTACGTCTAATTGCATCCCACACATTATTGCTTCTCCTACTGATCTACAGAATGGCTCAAATTTTTCTGGATGATAATACATGGTTTTGTATTTATTGAATAATTTTGGCATTTCACCATGATCTACTTTGCCTATGTACTCGACATTGTGCAGATACTTTATATGGTCCTCAAACCCCTTGTTGCCCCATCCGGCGACTATGAACTTCTTATCTGGATTGTTGATAACAAAGTCCAAAAATTTTACAGTACCTTTCAGGAAATGAAAAAACCCAACATATAAAGTTTTTTCTTCTCTTTCCTGTTGGAAATCATAAAATACTTTTGAATCAATAAAAGGTCTGACTATCTCGACATTTTTGAATATGTTTCCATATAGCTGTACGAATGTTTGATGATGAAATTCAGACAGAAAGATAGTTTTTTTTGTAGAATTAAATAATGCTTTTCTTGCATCTTGAGACAAATAAGAATTTGAGTCATGCTCAAACCTTACATGATTAGGATGATTTAATAAATACTGAAAAACATCAGGTCTTCTCTGACTAATTGTTTCTAAGTTTCCAGTAACTACTAAATCATATGTATCATTCAAGACATCGCTTGGAGTGTCATAGTTTAGAAAAACTATCTCATGACCTCTGTTGATGCCTTCTTGTATTACAAATGAGTCTGTCCTTTGTGCCCCACCTATATTATGCTGGAGTCCAAAATCTGCAATCCATAAAACCTTCATATTTATCCCGTTACCCCAACTGCTATTGTAGTGTACAGAATTGGGGTTCCTGTATTATTATTTTGTATCACAAACTCTTTATTTGTAGCGTCTACAACAGCACCGGATATTGGATCAGAGTAACTCCAAACTGCATAAGGCTTGATTGAGCCACCACCTGAATTGCTCCAAGGCTCTGTAAATGCTTTTGTTCCCGTAGCACCAATAATTAAATCTTCTCCATAACTTGTATTTCTATTTTCCACAAGTATTGATTTAATTTTAGTAAAAGAAATGTTTGCAGAAGCACCAAACGATTCTTTTTCAAATGCTTTTAAATCAAAAGACACTTTTCCAGAAGCAGGAACACTACCGCTTTGTAAAACACCATAGTTTATTTGAAGCCCTGAAGCAGAATAAGTGCCAGTTGGTGAGGTCAATGCCTGACTATAAGCTAAAGATGCAGACTCGCTTTGTGTATTTGAGCCAAGTTTTACTATCGTGTATGATATATCATTTGATATGGTTGCCGTTACTGTTAAATCGCTCATTTATTCTTCCTTTTTAATTTTTTTACAAATTTTATTCTATATGGTTCTAAGTAAGTTCCGGTAGTCTGCGATACTCTAGCATTTCCCATGTAAAGATAAGTAAAGCCTGCATTTTTTGGAGATGCTCCATAGGCCACTATTCCCTTATCATCAACTCCTACTACCTTATATACACCAGTATTACCCATGCAAATTTTTTCACCAGCAAATGCTTCATCACAATCTTTTTTACTGATAAAATATGGCCCAGTACCCTGTATTACCTTAATTAAAGTACCTTTTTTTAACGATTTCCAGTCTTTTATCTCTCCAGATACAGGTGTATTCTTAGAAATAAACTGATGACCACATTGTTTGCACACCCTTTGTCGTGCTGCATTTACAGAACCACACTCGGTACATAACTTTTGACCACGCTTCAATTTAACTTGGGTACTCATATTCCATATCTCCATGCCAGTTTTTTATATCAAATATAACTTTGTGCAACACATCATATCCATCAACTACTCCTATCTCAAATTCACAAGGTTTTGGTAATTTTGAAAATTTACTAGCATCTTCATAATGTTTCCAATAGGCATCATTAAATTGCTCTGCTATAGGAGGAAGTTTAACTGTATAAACGTACAATCCGTTATAGTTCAGTAAAGTTAGGCATTTCCTACTTACTTGAACTAATCTTGTATCATATTTAGAAGTGAATCCAAATTTCTCTTGAAAAGCCAAACTGAGTGGACATTTATTTAAAGAAGGATGTCCCATTTTCAGGTGCTTCTTTAGCACTTTGACTATCACAATTATACTCAATCTTTTTCATTATTAGATTTTATTTTTATTAAAATATTATGCAATGACTCTGCTTGGAAAAGGTTGTTACTAGCAAAAGCCCTGATCGACTGATCTACTTCACGCTGATCTTTAAATACTTGCTCAAATGTAATCGGCACATCATCATCTTCAACGGTTGGGTCTGAGCTTACTATGTCTCCAATCGGTATAAATTTAGGCACAGGCTTGACTGGATTGCCCTCTATCTTATTTAGTATCTGAATCAACAATTCTCCATTGTGTTTGTCTGTGGCTGCCGCAACACCCAGACTGTGAATCTGTTTTGTATTCCAGTTAATTACTTTTTGCAGTTGTTCTTTTGTTTGTGAGTCAGAACGGTATTGACCGTATCTGCAACCACCAACAATACATAAAATAATAATACTCCATCCAAAAATAATATTTTTCATTTGTTTTCCTAATTAAATTGTGGAACTAATCTTTCTACAAAGTCTTGCCATTCTGGATTATTTATAACAGCAGACTTATCTATCGGTAGTTTTGTAAGACCTCTCCTGAGTTTACTGGGAAAAAACTCCCTGTCTGCTACCTCTGGATCGTATTGGGTATGAGTTTCTGTGAATATCTTTGCTTTTATAATTCTACGAAAACCTTGGTCAAAGAACTTTACCTCCCAGTATCTTGTTCTAAAATTCTTAAATGGGTAGTATTTGCCACC